GCAAGATGCGGTTTCCCGGATTCGGGGTCCAGGTCCTCGCCTCGGATGAATGCCCACACATGCCGCAGCGTGGAATTCAACAGCTTCATCCACGACATACCCTTTCGCCAGTTATCCATATCATACTTCTGGGCGCCATACGCAATGACGTCGGCAACCCCATATAGCAACGCGCTGGGCAGGTTAGCTAACGGAGGCTTGCCTTCATCAAAATGTGCAGAATCAGCCGTATCGCGGGTGGCGCCGGTGTCGAATTCACGCATCGTCGTTTTCTCCGTTCGCTCCAGAAGGTAGTTGACGTAGGGTATGAGATCGCCCCCACACGTACAATACGCTGGCCAACACTTTGGGCAATCAACCTGTCCGTGCCCCATCACTCCACCTCCAACAACTGCGCGATAACCTGGCGCCTATATTGATCTGCGGGGCGTGGCCCCTGCATCGTCCAGCTAGAGGCGCACGTTGTGCAAACAATGCGCTCCCCAAGATAGTAATCCCCGAAATCATTCTCGTGCCACGCACTCTTAGCCCCGCACTGAGGGCAAAACTCCCCGGGTTCATGTATGTACTCTACGGATTGACTCTGCCCGCACTCATACTGTATGGTAACCCACATTACTCCACCTCCAGCAATTTCGGGTCCGGCCGCATGTCCTCGCGCCACTGCACACCCTCCGGCGCATCCGGCGCGTACAGGCCAGTGCGGCGCCCCGTCCACAGAGCGACAGCCAGCTCGCGGGCACAGCCGCGCGACACGGGCCATCCCGGCAGGAACACCACGCCGTCAACCTCGCACACAATCGGCAAGTCATGGCGCATCATGTCCGCCAGCACGCCATCCCACGTCACAGTGAACTTCTCCAATTCGTCCGACTGGTACCCAATATCGACGGGGTTGCCAGTGACGTGCCACCAGGACATCCCCTCTGGATCACGGACGGCAACTCGCCTATCGTACACATCTTCCTCAGCCGGCGAGATGACCATGAAGCCCCGCTTGCGCAATTCCCGGGCCGCGCGCCAGAAGGCCGGGAAGTTGTAGTTCGGGATGCCGCTCATCGGCCCCGCGAGATAGATTCTCATCGTGCCCTCCGTTTCGCGCGCATGTCGGCCAGGTGCTGGCGTGCCTGCGGATATTGCTCGACTGCTAGCATGTGCTTATCCGGGGCCGCATCAAAGGCGGCGGCTTGTGCGCCCTGCAGCAGGAGGTACACGCCATCTTCCCACTGGAGTTCCCCGTAGCCAGTTGCAGGGTTGTAGTGCCATTCGTAAGGGATCACGCTGCTGCCTCCATTCCAGGGTATATAACGCGACCGCCGCGGGACTGCGCGGCATAGCACCGATAGTAGAACGGGCAGTACCCGCACTCCATCGAGCCATCCAGCGGCACATCCGGCGCATTGAACGGGATTTCCTTCTCCGCCAGCACATAGCGCTTGACGTCCGCGAACTTCCGCAGCAGCTTCTGCACCATGCCGTCGTCGTACTCCAGCACCAGCCCGCAGTGACTACCATCTGCCCGCACCAGCCCGTAGTCCGTCGTGTCCTTGTCCTTGAAGTTGAAGTACGTGCGCTTGAACTTGAACACTGCCATCGTAATCTGCATCTGCGTGATGTAGTACCGGCGCTTCTGGTGCAGGTACTCCAGCGCAGCTTCGACTCCACCCTTCGCAAAGGCGGCCTGCAACCACTTCACGGCGTACTTCGCCATCGTCTTGAATTCGAACACCGCCGGCTCTCCCGCGGCATCTAGGTCCCCATCTGCGCGGGCGGACACCAGCACCGTTTCCGCGGAACCGTCATCCATCGGCACTTCGAATTCCTTGCGCCCGTCCAGGGTTTCCGTCTGCGCGCCGTCCGCCTCGAAGACGATGCCGCGGACCGGGATGCCGTACTGCTGGAACAGCCCGCGGATCACGTCCTGGGAAATATTGCCCTCCAGCTGCTTCAGCACCAACGACGGGTCGTCCGGCGTCGGCACAAAGCCCATCAAGCGGTACCAGATGCGGCGGGGGCAGTTCCCGGACTCACTGGCCCGGAATCGGATGCTGGGTCGGCGCTCGTATCGCATGGTGCTGGCGTCGTAGGGCTGCTCCAGTACCTTACGTCGAGATTCCGCGGCAATTGCCGCATAGAGTTGCTCAATCGGGTCCGCTCCACGACATTCATTTGCTTCCATCCGCCCTTAACCTTTCTCCAGAACCACCGGGGATGTCGCTGCACGTCCTCCGGGGCCAGGTGGATAACCATGCCGGCGTACCGGCGCAACATCTTCGCTGTGCGGCCGCGCATTACTCCATCTCGTCCTCGTAGTCGTACCCAGCATGGTCAACAAGAATGCAGCCAGCGTCGTTTGTCTGCAAAAAGTCGCTGTCAATTCCTTTATAGAGATGCAAGATACCGTCTCTCCCCAGGATACCGATAGACCAGTTTTCCTCGTCGTCGCCCGTGGCACGGAGCTTCCCGTCTGCTTCGAGACTGAGAGTGAAGTTCATTCCGGTCACATCTTTTGGGCGGACATTTACGCTCGGGATTGCTTTCTTCTTAGAGGCCATGTTTTTCCTCCAATTCCTTCCACGGAAGGTTCGGGTATGTCAACTGCGCCAGCTTCTTCTGCTCGTCCGGCGACACGATGTTGAGTTTCAGGGCGTCGTAGATGTCCTCGAACAACTGGGTCTTCCAATCCGGAATGATGTCGTCGAGTGACGTCACGAGCCCACTGCGTTCCGCGCGGTACTTCGTGTTGAAGCCACTGCCGCTGCGGGAAATCCGCACAAGCTGACCCCCTACCGGGTCGCATCCCGGCGCTTCGCCAAATTCGTCCATTGACTTGAACGCCTGCATGATATCCGTCGCGCACGTCTTCGGCACCGCCATCAACCGGCACCGCTCGTACTGGAAAGTGCCGTCCGCGCCCTTGACGGCCTTCCAGCCCTGCCAGTAGAAGCGCCGGGACGCCTTCAGGTCCTTGCCGATCTTCTTCAGGTCGTCGCCGCCGCTCTCCAGCAGCGCCTTGGACAGCCGCGCGATGTAGTCCACATACCCGGTCTCGTCGTTGCCGTGCGCTTCCAGGTCCGCCAGTGCCGTGCCGCGGCCTTCCGCGTCCTTCAGCTTGTAGTGGTTCACGACCGGGTAGAACAACATGCCATCGTCGCGCACGGGCGGGGCCGGCCGGAACAGCACCGAATCATTCTCCGGGATGTCCACAAATTTGCTGTCCGAGGACAAATTCGAGATGTTGCCTTTGATATTTACCTTGAAAACTTCAGCCATTGTCTACTACCTCCGTCATTGTCAGTTCCACCAGTTTCTGCTCGCCCTTCTTGAGTTTCAGTTTGCGGATCAGCTTCATCATGCGCTCGTCCAGCATATCCTCCGCATACTTATGGTCCCAGTAACCGCCCTCCATCAGCGCCATCTTCTTGGGGCAAAGCACGTAAGGGCCTACATGGCCGTACTCCTTGTCGCGCGCCACATACAGTTTCATTCTGCTACCTCCACAAAATCATTGCCAGTACGCCGGCCACGGTACCTCCGATGGCCCCTAGAGTCCAGTGCGTTGTGGGGTCGTCATCGCCCCGGATGTCGCGCCACATCGACAACGCCCACGATACGGCGATCACTGCCAGCCATGTCACGAATGCGGTCATTTTGCTCCTTCGTAGCCGAGGACAGGCTGACCATCCTTCAGCAACTCGCCATACAGAGCGAGGGCGTACGAGGGAACATCTACATTGTTCCATGCTACGGTCGCCATCCCCCGTCTCATTTGTGGGACGACCCTGTAACGAGTGCCGCTCAGCGCCCCGGTAACAATATCCCCGGGCTTAATGTATACGCCGCCCTTCGGGGCGTGCATATCCAGTCGCTCGTTAATCGTGTCCATCTCGTCACACATCTGGCGAAGAAGCCAGCGCAGATTCGTGTCCACCGCGCCATCAGTGATATTGCGGTGAATCCGTTCCATTCTCTCTGTCCGCATTTTACTCCTTTGTAAGTGCCCTCGATGCCCCGACCGCAAAATACTGTGATGCAGTAGACTGGATTCGAACCAATGTTTCCGAGTCTCGTTTGCCGCGGCAGAGACAAGGTGCTCTCCTACTGCCCATTCACTGGGCCAATATCACCACGCCGCTACTACATCACTTCACTTCTGCCATATTACCCCACGAATCGCCCATCTTCACGTCAGCTTTGAGGTCTACTGCAAATTCTACGCCAAACTCCCGGGCTTTCTCTACGGCCCCCTGCTCCATGGCCCATTTCGCTAGGCCAGGCAACACGTTAACCTCGTCGGGATGGACATCTATGAGCAATGAGTCATGCACCTGCACCACCATTTTCGATTGCAAGTTGCGCTCTCGTAGTGCGTTCTGCAACACGATCATAGCGCAGTACGTGAGGCAGGCTGCGCCGCTCTGCACCTTGGTGTTGAATGCCTGGCGCTGCAGGGACCACTTGTCCTCGCGCGTCACGGGCGCTGCAAAGGTGCGGCGGAACCCGAAGGCGGTTTCCACGGCCAGCTCCTTCCACGCACGGTCATGGGTGTCGTCGATGTGCGCCTTGAGGCCGCGGAACGTAGCGAAGTAATCCCGGATCATCTTCCAGGCTTCGTCCTTCGTCACCTTGCGGGGGTTCACGTCGGACTTCATCAGTTGCTCTGCCAGCTTCTTCGCGCCCCCGCCGTACATGATAAGGAATGTCCTCGTCTTGCACTCGTAGCGCTCCTGCTCCGTGATGTCCGCGGCCGGCTTTGCCAGCAATATACTGGCCATCTCGGTGTGGATGTCGCGCCCACTTGCTACCGCGTCCTGCATCGCCGCATCGCCGGACGCCCATGCCGCGAACCGTATCTCGACCTGCGACTGGTCCACTTCCAGCATCTGGCCGCCATCCCAGCGCGACACGAATTGCCGCTTCACGGACAGTTCCGGGGTCTGGAAGTCCTTGCGCGGGATGTTCATCATGTTAGGCTCCGTGCAGCTCAACCGATATGTCTCCACCAGATCGGTGCGGAAACTGGCATGGATGAAGCTGTGCCCGTGGTGCTCCACCAGATGCTTCTCCCGCACCTTTTTGATGAAGTTCGTGTGGCGCGTTCGGAGCCGCCGGTACTCCAGCACGTCCTGGATTACGGGGGATTTGTGCGATTCCCGCTCCAGGATTTCCCGGCGCGTCGAAAGTTCTGGCGATTCCTCGTTGCCCACCAGATTCTTCCAGTCCTTGAAACTCAAGTCGAGCCCCGGCACCGCGTCCAGCAAAGCGCCGGCAAGGGCGCTGGCACTGTTCAGGTTCACGGGACCTAGTTGCGCCGCGATGCGGGCACGGACATCCCGCAGCCGCTCTGTGTACAGGCTGTCCAGTTCAAGGTTGATGGCTGTGTCCACGCGCACACCCTGGTACTCCATGTCGGCCAGCACCGGGTAGAGTTCCTCATAGAGTTTGCGGGGGCGCTCCAGCGAAGCCAAAGGACCAACTTGTCCGAGGTATGCCGCCAAGCTGGCCTCGGCATCTGCCGCCGCGTACTGGAACATAGGCTCGTCCTCGGCTACAGCCCAACCGACCGTGGTGCTACCGCCTCCAACTTGCTTGATGTATTCCTTCTGTGGCTTGCTGTAGTCAGCCAGGCGCGGGAGGTACTTGAACGTCAGGCGCTTCAGGTCGGTGTACGGTTGCGACGAATCTATGATGTGTTCGCGGGTGCCGGAATCAGCGAAGTTGTTAACTTCTATGCCGAAGCGGCGCGCCCACTTCACGTCGAATTTGATGTTGCTGCCCACCTTACGTATGTTAGGATCAGCTAATATATCCAGTAACCATTGCGGGAAACGGGAATCTGGCGTACCTTGTATCACCCATGCACGGCCAACCCGATCACTGATTTGCATCATGCGCAACCGCGCTTCTGGATGCCAGAATACTAGCCCAGTAGTTTCACAGTCCCACCCGAGTTCTTTCACATCATAAGCCCAGTACCCAATCGCATGAGCCGACTTCCACGGCAAGTCCCAATCATCGGTACCGGGCCGCAGGTACGTGTACTCCCCGTACACCGGCTCCGTGTAGCCCGCAATTGCCGCCTTCAAGTCTAGATGCCACCACTGTTTGAGGCCGGGCCTCGCCCGCACGTTCTCCAGGCCATACACATAGTACACGGGCGGACCATCCGGGCCGAAGGGCTCATGCCGGCGCCGCACCAGATCGTCCTCGCGCAGGTTGCCATGGCCTAGCACGCAGGCCGCCGCCACGGGCCCGAAGCACACAACCAGGTCCGGGGCCGCGGCACTAATGGCGTCCAGCAGCCGGGGGCGTTCCTCCCGGATCGCCGCAATGCCGATGCCGGCCTTGTTGCGGCCCGCCAAGAGAGGGTCCTGGATCACAAACTCAACCTCGACGTCGAGCCCGCAATCCCGCGCCAGGTCCCGCAGTTCGCCTTCGGTGCGCCACGTCAGGGCCTGTCCAAACTTGAGCGCGTCACGCTCCAGGGTGCTGATGATGAAGATGGCCTTCAACTAAACAAACCCTCCAGTTTTTCCAGTGGCATGCTGCCGGGGTCCTCCCCGAAGTCCGGGCATGCCATGATTGTGTCGATGCCGAGCTGCGCCTGCACGAAGCATTGCAGCTCCAGCGCATTCTTCAAGGCATCCCCGTCCAAACACACGTAGACCTGCGATCCGGCCCGCACCACATGCTCCAGCGGCTTCACCATGTGCTCTGCCAGCGTCTTGCCGCCCATCGCCACGGCTGTCGGCCCGACCTGGTTCACGCGCACCGCATCGAACACACCCTCCACCAGCACGATGCGGCCGTCGCCCGGCGCGATGAACAGCGGGCGCCGCACGTCTGGCGCACCGAGGTACCGAGGCTCCTGGCGCCCCGTGAAATCCCGCGCCTGCCAGTAGATGACCGCGCCCTCGGAATTCGTGTAGGGGATCAGGATGCGGCCCTGCCCCGTCCATTCACGCAAGCCAAGTTGCTCGAATGTCGTGCGCCCAATGCCGCGCTGCAACAGATAGGAGCGCGCCCATGCACCCGGCGGGCCATTCGGCGGCAGGCTGATTTCCTCCCACACAGCTTCCCGGGGCTTGGGCCGGTTGAACGTGCCTTCCACTGGCAAGTAGCCTGCGGCCTCGCACTTGAAGCACTTGTAGCCGCCCGTGCCGGTGTTGATGTAGAAGTGCCACTTCGCGTCCATACACTCCGGGCACACCTGGTAGTTGATCTGGTCGCCGTGCTGGCGCGAATCGCTGCTGAGGGATTCCCAGGTAATCATCGCGCGTCATCCGCGATCAAGTAGAAGAGAATCAAGGACAGCAGCATACTCACAAACCCGGTCACAACTCCAGCCCATGTTGGCCACTCCAATACTGCCATGTACCCTGCACACATACCGAGGGTCCAGACAATCCAAACTGCTGTAAGCGTTCTCATAACCCTCTCCTAAATCTAAGCCAGTCTTTCTGCAGCCGCAAATCGCCGTACATACACGCTTCATGCAGCGGAATCATCCACAGATACCCCTGCTCGTAGTCCACGCACGCGAAATAGTCCGCGTCGCCGGGCGCGTACTTCCCGCCATCACTGCGGCGCAGCTTGACACTCGGCACCTTTTCTCCGGCGCGGTAATATGGTTTCTTGACCTGCGCGGACCGCCACGGTTCGCCCGGACCAGCGCGCCACACAATGTCCGCGGTGCCGCCCGGCCCGCACGGGTAAAAAACTTCGTACCGGCGCTCCAGCAACCAGTCCCCGAACTTCAACTCCGCCCGCGTCCCGTTGATATTCATTCGTTCCCCTCGCATAATGCCCTCAATTGCAGCCGTGCGCGCCGCAACTTGCAACGCGACCCCCATTCGCTGATGCCCTCTTCCGCGGCCATTTCCGCGTGTGTGTACCCCTGCATCGCTGCCAGTAGCATTTGCCGACGTCCCGGCACCATGCCCCGCATCTTCTCCAGCATCTCCTGCAATTCGCATGCCACGTCAGCGGTCGGCGGCACCGTGTACACGTCCCGGAGCGGACGGTTGCGCCACTCCAATTCGCTGCCCGTGCGCCCGGTCTGGAGGCCGCTCCGCATGTTGCTGGCCTGGTTCCGCAGCACCCGCACGAACCAGCGCATGAAGTGCCGCGGATCGTCCGGCACGCGATCCGGGTGCTCCAGGGCCGCGATCCATGCATTTTGCACGACGTCCTCCGCGCTGCCGGCGGGCGCCCATTGCTCCGCGATGCACACCGCCTCAGCATGGTGCTGGCGCACCAATTCGTCCAGGTTCATCTTGACTTTAAGATCGCGGCAAGAATCCCGGCAAGTACCAGAAGCACAAGCAATACCGCAATCCCTCCCCAAAATGGCGCAGTAACCCACCACCACGACCAGTTAATGACATGGCACAGCTTTAACACTACAAACGCTACGCCTAGCAACGTGATTGCCGGGAATTGGACAGACACTTGTTTACTTGCGCTCATTCGAACAGTCCTTTCGTTATGGTAATCGTCTCCCCGAACACTCCAGTAGTTCGAGTACTTCGGCCAACTCCAACAGCAGTCCGCGCAGCGGCCTGTTGAGTCCGTCCAATCCGAACGCGCTCCAGTGACGCGTGATCTCGTTCATCAGTTCGGCCGCGCGGGCTCTCAGCCATGCGTCGCGGTTTGACAAGCCGCGCGGTAGTAACGTCGCTTCTGCCATCACTCTATCCCGCTTTCGATTGCTCCAGTTAACATATCAACCAGCCACACTTTACTGGCCGCCGAGTACAAGATTGATTTTTCCGCTGCATCCCACGCGCAATACTGCGTCGCGAACGTAGCAGGCACATCATCGTCTGACAGGACGTAAGTGCGATCCTGCACCAGCATCAGAACAATCCACATTGTCACTCCTTCTCCAGCCGCCAGCCGTCGGGGGTCTGACGGAGATAGGTCGAAAGGAATCTGCCAAGGTCTGAGTGCTCATCAAACTCCGCGTCGTTCACAGCACACCCCATAGGATCGGTTTTGATAGAAAAGAACCGTTGCGCCTTGTCGGTATACAGCCGCAGTTCCTCAATTCGTGCCGCGTCTCTCTCGATTCGTGCTTCGGCAAAATGAAGACTCTGCCTAGCCTTGCGCAGATCCATGTCCTTCGCGGCGAGCAGGGCTTTGGCATCTCGGAGGTCGCGCGCCATAAAAACAAGCCTCCCATAGAGCATGCTAGTATATCTCTCTTCCACGGGCGCGTCTGCCCACTCATCGACCATCGCGTCAGATGTCCGGGGATATTTATCGCTCATCCCTCTACCTCCGTCGTGTCCGCCCGCAGCAACTCCACCACACGCCGCGCCAGCAACTCCCGGTCCATATTGACTAAAGCGGTCGCCAGCAGCACCCGCACGCGCCCGATATCCTGGTCGCCCACAATCTCGGACCCCGGCGCGCCGGCGCCGTCCTCGTACAGGATGACCGCCCGCACCACGTTTTCCGGCAAGCGGATTGTCTTAAGCATCGGGGTCCTCGTAGCCAATGATAGGCTGTCCGTCCAGGGTGGTGAAATATTCGGCGTCATGCCCGTCCACACGCCCCCTGTCATTTAAAAAGGGGATCATTACCCCCATATTGTCAGCCCCGAATTTGGCCGCGTAACTCTCAGTACTTACAATGCGAGTCCGGAGACAAGTAGTCCGAGACAGTTTCCAAAAAACCTCCATGCCGGGCGTCGCCACAACACCCTTTGGCTTTGGCTCGACAACAACATACCCTAATGCCACAAACAGGTCCCGCACTGCATCCCCGTAATCCCCAAGCCTCGACCAATCATATGCCAATGTCCGTTTCTTCGTTGCCATGATCGTCCTCCAGGTCTTTAAGTTTCGCGGCGATATACTCCGCGTACCGCCCGCCCCATGCGGCCCAATCCTCCGCGCGGCCCGTGCGGCGGGCCTGGTCCAGGGCGCGGGATGCCGCCCGCCACAAGTCCCGCAGCTTGGTGTCAGCCATCATAGCCCGCGACTGGTGTCTCGTCCGCAAAGGTATAGTTTAGGTTGGTACAACGCCCAACAAAGAACCCCTCCATACTAGACCACAAGGGAATTTCATTCGACTCCATATCTCGAAATCCTGGCGATGCGGCGCGCTGCAGGACAAGGCACCGCTCTTTTGGCGAGCCACCAATCCACCAAACCTCGTCACCGGGCCTTGCGATTCGCGGAAGCAGCTTCACGCCAGTAAGCTCTCGAAACTTCTCGACTGCTGCCTTAAAATTAACACAGTCTCCGTAGCCCTTATCCAAAACCCGTATCGCGTTGTTAATCGTCTCGTGCGAGACCATGTTCGGATCGTGCTTTTTGCAACGTGCTGCCATATCAAAACCTCCGTGTTCGTTGGGAGCTACGCTCGGTGCTGAGGTGCAAGTTTCACGCCAGCCCGCGGTCCTTGAGGCTCGCGTCCCGCCACGCCAAGATCAGGTCGATTACATCCACCGGCAGTTGATGCGAGGATCGCGCGTACTGAATAGCGTCAAAATCCCACTGAAGCAAAGCGTAGCCCGGCATCGACAATCCCACCTTGACCGCATCGTCCAACAACGTGGGATCAAGTAATTTATCCGCCATAACGTCAACCTCCATGCTTGGTTTACCTTACGCCAAGTACACCTTGACTTCGCTGCGCGTCATAATGCCGGCGTACTGCTCGAAAACGCCTTCGATCTCTTCCAGGAGCCGTTCGCCGTCCACCACAAACCGGCGCTGTTCGGCGTGCAAATCGCCTTCCGCCTGTATCTCGATCTCGACGATACAATACCGTTCTTTATCCGCCATACCTGAACCTCCTACTTTTCGTCCTTGACATGTTCCTTACAAATTGCTGCTTTTGCCTGGTGATGGGCCAAGTCCGTTTCAGCCCGCTTTGCTTCCCGGCGATGGTATGCGAGATTCCATGCCCAGGACTTGGTGTCCTTGGTCTTCGCCATAAAGCGTTTGTTTTCTTCCGCTTCACGCTTCTGCTTTTGGAGATTGCCGTAAGCAATAGCTTCCGCCTCCGTCGCAAAAACGCTGTCCGGAGTATGGCAATACCAGCCGCCAGAAGACGACTCAAGTTTATATTCCAACGTGTCCAGACCCTCGTCAATTCCAATAATGCAATGCGACGTGGCGCGGACCGCGAACCGCGTTTGGCGAATTATGCCCAAGGAGGGCCTGTACCCGCCCGGATCGCAACCCCTACACGCTATCGCCCACACCGAGCCATCCGCAAGCGTAACGTGGATTTTCGTGGACCCCCCGCAATCGGGGCATTCAACCCAGTACTCTTCCCGGCCATAATCGGCCCGGAACACAGTTTCACCAATCTTGAATTTTTTCTCCATACCGTAAAACCTCCATATCTCGATTCTAAGGCCCTCAAATCATCCGCGGCATATCAGTAGTCGGGGTGCCCCATGATCGTCGCTCTCCGTCGAAATTTGGGGCCTTCCTGCGCATCCTGGGTCCGCGGCACTGCCCACTTCGCGGCGGGCGCGGCAAAACAACCAACACATACAAACCTTCTGGTGAAGATACCAGCAACATGCATGCCATGCGCCATGCATGTATCTAAGTTAACCCCTATACTGCGTAGCTGTATATGGGTAATCTAAGTAAGAGGTATAGTATTTATATGCTTACAAGCTTACTTAGATATAGACATGAACCATGCAGCATGGGTGCATGAGCGAGGCCGGCGGCGCGCGCGTAAGGCCTTGCGGGGCCGGCAGTTGCTATTTTGCACGAATGTTGCATTTTGCGAATAGGGTGTAGAATATTCTACAGCGGGTCATTTAACCCACACATTGCTAGATATTCCGCAGCACGCCTTCCAGTGGTCCCGCCACGTAAGGCACTTCCAGCACCGCGTACCGGCGCGGCGGCGGGCCGCTCAGCTCGTCATGCTTCTCGGGCCAGGCCCCGCACGCATCGTTGCGGGCGCCGGCGTCCAGGAGCGCGGCTTCGTGGTCGCCGCAAATTGCAATGGGCCGTATTGCATTTGGCCCGGTGGCGTCGTAGTTGTACTCCATCACGATCCATTTGCATGGTTCCATGTCGGTCCTTCCGCTAGGGTTTGCACTTCGTGCCGCAACATCCGTTCGCGCACGATTAGGATGGGGTGGTATGTGCCGTCCAGTAAAAGGCCTCGACTGCGCGAAATCAAGTGCCGGCCTGCGGCTTCGACGGCCACAAGTGCATACATATCATCTGCATGGCTCATATGTATGTATTTTTGTACATCATACAATGTTGTCCACATATGGAATCCGGGGCCGCTGGTGGACTTGAACCATTGCCCGAGCTGGTAGACATCATCTGTCCATCCGTACAGGGAGCGGTACTTGCCGGCCCGGTCCCGCCGCAGCAATACGTAGCCGTGCACTATGTCCATCCTAAATCCTCCAGGTCTTGCTTGACGGTGCCGGGGTATGCGTGGCCTTCAGGGCACAAGGCGCCCACGATATGGTGCGTGTGCTCGTCCCGGATTTTGGGGCATGCCAGCGGTTCGTAGCCGCGCCCACAACCCCAGCACCATAGCATCCCTTTGTCCTGGCACGATTTGCACCCATCCGGGGCATCGTCCGTGTCCACGAGTTGGTTGCATGAATAGCAGTATAGACAGCTCACTCTTCTACCTCTATGTATTTGACGATTGCACCGCGCACGAACGTCTCTACTTCGTCCGGGGTTCTGTGAATTGACCCCCATACAAATATCCAGGATTTGAAGGGCCAGGGCTCGCGCCGTTCCGCATAGAAATAGCCGCGGATGCCGGGCCAGATGGGGTGATCACAATGCTTAATACGGTATCGAATCTTTTTCATTAATACATCAGCTCCAGACGCATCCAGGCAAAGTACGTGTGCAGTCCAAGGATTGCCAGGGTTACCGCCGCCCCCCATAGCGTGAGTTGCACGGTCAGGGCAATGCGATGGGTGCGCTCAATGCGGCGTGCGGATTTTTCGTACGGGGTCATTTGCTACCTCCAGGTTCGGTGTACTTCGGCGACGTGCTCATACCCGTCATATTCGTCTATTTCCCAGTTTGTGCCGTCTGGAATTTCGACAATACGCAGCTCTGCGCAACGTCCATCGGCGTCACTCCCTAGTTCTTCGACGACTTGTACAAGGTTTGGGTCATCGCGGGGTATATCTTGATCATATAGGGTCTGCTCGGCACTGATTTTATTATGTTCTTGGCGTTCTGCTAGTGAAGCTGCCGCCCATTCTTTCGACGTCATTTCTTTTTGGCGCTTGTCCGGCGGTACAAGCCAATAGGTTGGCAGTCCCGATATCTGGGACGTCCCAGGTTCGAGCCATACCTGTTTTTTGCACAACTCCAAATAGCGCATCACCCCTTTATGGGATAAGCTAAAGCCGCCAAAGCAAGCGTTGATTACGATCTTCATTCGTCACCTTCCTGGGTTGTCGGCCATTTGATGCCGCGTGTTTCGAGCAATGCGGCGGCCATTGTGCGCCGCGCCGCGTTGCTGGTGTATGCCGGGTTTTTGCGGAGGTCGCGCAGCACCGCCGCGATTTCTGCCCGCACAGGGTTTTGGGGTTCGTTCATGCCTTGCCTTTCTGCGAGCGTTAGCTAATCGCCACTCCAGTTCTGGTACGGGGTGCGTGCAATCTTATCCTCCATCACGCGCACGATTTGTGCCAGGTCCGCGCCCGTGAAACCTTCCGCGCCGGCCGCTCGCAACACGTTGGCGCGGAACATGTTGCGCTCCACGCTTGAAACGGCGTAGTTGTACGCGGGCTTTGCGGGCTCCAGTGCGTTAATGAATTCTGCGAGGGTCATACGCCGGCAACCTTCCGAATGAGGGCCCGGAACCCTTCATATTGTGCCGCGTAGTATCGTGCGGCATGGTATAGCGCCTGGTCATGTGCCCGGATAAAGTCGTGCTTACTGTTCCACATAGCCCGGATCAAGCATTGCAATAAAGTCCGTTCGTGTTGCATTATACACGTCCTTTCGTTTCATCGCTGAACCGTAAAATGGCCCGGACGCATGCGTGCATTTTTGGGGCCGCGGCGGGATTCGCTGTATGTACGGTTATTTGCGGCGGCTTAAACTCAGCCGTCATCACCTTTTCTTCAATCCAGCATAGTACGGTATAGCCACTCTCTCTGTCATTACCAAGGTCATGGTCTACGCTGATATGGGTGACGAGACCAGTTTCCAGCAGCCGTATTGCGTTTTGTGGGCGCCTTACACGTATCCATCCTTCGGGCGCCGAACGAACATCGTCTAGGTACACGCGCATCAGTACACTCCTGCGACAGCGGCCCCGAAAGCCACAAGAAGCACAATTGAAAGTCCGATACAGAGCCATAGCGTGATAAGGTCTTGATCGTCATACATGGTTATACCTCCAACGCCATATAGTCGGTGAATTCGCGCCCGGCCCCGTTTGGCCCGACAACGCGCCATACAAAGTTCTCCTGGTAGACTCTCCACGGTAAATCGAATAACTCAAAAGCCTGGTTGATTCGTTTCTTTGTGGTGGCGGTTTGCCATCCGCCGCTGTTGAGGCGCACGGTGCCGCGGTTTCGGTCATACTCAAATATTACCGTCGTGTGGTACGTGACGCGAGAAATGCCGTTTTCAGTCGTTACAGTGGTTTTATGCGTGCCTATCATGGTTTTCCTTTCGTTGGTCCTAGCGGTCAATCCACCAGGACAGTACCCACAAGACAATTGCCATCAAGGTACGTAGCATATTGCGTGCCCCTTTCCGGTTAAGTGTCGAATCCGTGTCCGAGCAAGTCCGCGTAAAGCATGCACTCCGTAGAGCATATGCGGCACACTACATGGCCACAACAATCCTCAGTCTCCCATTCCTCGCGCTCATCCTCGCAACACGGGCAATAGCCTACAGGTTCGTCTGTGTCCGCTTCTGATATGTCCTCAAATGCTCGCCAGTACGGTACATCGGCATACACCATATCCGGCGTATGCAGGAATGTACTGGCCTGGTGGTCGGCGTAGAATGCCAGGAATCGTGCAACCTGTGCAACGTACTCGTCCACTGCAAAGTATGCTTGCAAACTGTGCTCGTTCTGGTAGCCTATCCCGACGTTGAAACCCTTGCAACCTAGATGTTCCAGGTAGCATATATCGGAGAATGAGCCTTGCCCGATTCGGAAATAATCGTGCAGCACCAGGTTCCAGTCATAGCAATATGTGACCGTATCCGTGCCGCATCGGTCGAATTCCACCATCCACTGATAGTCTTTTGTCGGCAAGAAGTCTCCCGCGGTACTGCGCCCAATTTCTTCGTTTTCCGTAAATAGTACATCCACCACCACACCCAGTCTGGGTAACAAGTCCAGGAGCGTATATACTCCGAGTCGATCATCAAGGCGCGGATTGAAAATTAGGTTATCACTCTTGTTCCATGTGCTGATTTGCTGCACCGTGTCAAGGTGCGCTACTGCCAGGATTCCCGCCCCATTGTCGCGCAGCATATGTCGCCCCACTGCCTCATTACCTTCTAGCGTGCCGTTTAGTGCCGCGAACAGGTCCGCAATTGGTGCCTCACACCGCCGCCGCAATTGGGGCAAGTCCAGTGCCGCCCGTACTTGCTTTTCTAATTCAGGGTAGTGCATGATGGTAACTCCAGGATAATTTGGGTTTCGGCGACTTTGGCTTCGACACACTCTGAGCATAGGTTGCTTCCCTCACTAACTGTTGTTAGTGTGTCCGGGTCGTCGGTGTATGTGTCGCATCCGTCGCATTGCGCCAGGTTAGCGCTTGCGCAGTCATGGCAATGCACGGACCCTTCATCGGTGGTGATGGTCCCTTCGGGTACGAACCATTCATCGCAGGACTCACATTCGGCGTAATGCTTTGGCAAGCAATCAGAGCACACCGTATCGTGATTTGAGGCGATACATGTTAAATCATCACGCGCCACGGTTTCGTAGCAATGGTTACATGTGCCGTACCGTTCACTGTAGCATTCATCGCAATATATGCTATCCCCATCTGGTGACGGATAGGTATCATCCTCGCCAACGGACGCGCCGCAAGCATAGCAGGAATCCTGATTCGTTTCCGGGTATCCGTCGGTCGAATCGAGCGCGAAGTCCCCGCGATTGTCGGTATACAGCCGCAAGGTGTTAGCGTCCTGGCGTGTCGCGTAGTGGAATGAGTCGGCATACGGCAAGCAATCCCCTTCACAGTGGTCTAGCTCCACGCTATAGTGTCGATCCGTTGACCAGCGTGCCCCAGGCATACCCTGATGTGTGCGCAACACCCACCCGCGGTTTTTGGCGTACTCCTGGATTGCTGCTACATGGTAGCCTTCGTTCGGGTAGATACGATCGAGCAAGACTGTGCCATCTTCGAGGTACCATACCAGCGCCCGTGCACACATACCATTGCGGTATTTGAGCAACCCGACTATATCCTCATTGTCGGCGTATAGTTGTGTGTACTCGGAGTCTCTGCCCGTCATGCACGAATGTCCACCGAATTCATCCGCGTATGCTTCCACAATGTCGTCGCCTCGCACAATTTCAATGTACTGGCCAGCGTCTGCAAGTGTGCCAAAGACACTGGTGCACAGTGCATTCAGTACCCGGTCACTGATTCGGTCCGCGCCATAGGCCATATGCCGCCGGATGAACCGGGCCAGCGTGGTACGGGTACGGTGCATGCTGTCCATACGATACTCGGGCTTTGTGGCGTAGGACACTTGACCCTCGCAGTCCTGGGAATAGGACAGATAGGTCGTGGCATCGGCCCGGATCGCTCGCACCAATTCCACCACGTTATCAATTTCCCGAAACGGAGTCTTGCCGTCACCTCGCATGGTGGTGATGCCCTTTTGCAAGGCGCGCAGTAGCTTCACGCGATCGCGTATGAGTGTGTTCATGGTGGTTTTCTCCTAAAGCCCTAATTCCAGGCCAATGGCGACAAGGGCAACGCCAAGTGAATCGGTCCGGCGCGGCAACTGGCGCCGGAGACCGAAGGCGCCGGCAATGAGGCGGATAGTGGTCTTGATGGTCATGGCGGTTACTCCTGTTCGTCGATTTTCCACAAACCCCAATCGCCATTATCGTTCCGGCCCCAATAACAGCCATCAACGGAGTAGTGGGTTTGCATGTAGTCTGTTGCTTCATCTTCGGCGTCGAAGTACTCTTCGTCGGTGGGGTTAGCGTGATCGCCAATCCACCCGTAAGCGGTGGCGATGCCCTGGATTGCAAGGCCCGCGTATATGCCCTTGGCGCCGTCTACGTAACATCCGCAATCGTCTTTTGTGTACTTGGTCATGGTGCTTACTCCTTGTTGGTCAGAACGGCAGAATTTTCCCATATAGCCAATTCTTGCCGGACTGCAACATGCAGATTGCATCTTGCCTTACTAGATGATTCCGATCCTTGGGTGAAAGCATCGGGCACATGGCTTTATATCCGGTGCGCAAGTACCATATTTCCCGCGCCATTGCTATCCTGTTAGAGGGTGATAAGCCTTTTTTGATGGTCATGACGCTTACTCCATTCGGTTAAGGTTCTGCCCGGCATGGTGCATGGATCATGCCAGCATGTGCGCAGGGTCGCATGCGCCATGGTGCGGCACAATGGGCCATGGCGCCGTCGAGAATGGCACAGGACCGATAGGTCAAGGTGCCCTCCTCGTAACTAAGCTAGTTGTAAAACGCCAGAGGCTAAGGTATCTAGGTAAGCCTCTTGCTCCCATGTCGCTGTGCATTCATGTTGCTAACAGGCTAACAGTATGTAGTATACAGGTATGCAGGTATGCATTACGCAAGCATGCAATCACGCAATCTAACAGGTAAGCATTGCTTACATGTTAGGGGCCTACCCCAAAAGGCATACAGGCAAGCAGTATCTAAGCTTACAGGCTTACAGGCTTATAAGTTACACTTAGGCCCCATACCCTTGGCCTCATGCCCCTGGCCTCATGCCCCCTGGCCTGCTAACCCATAGCCTAGGCCCTTAGCAGTCATGGTGCATGGTGCTGGGCGCCAGGTGCTAAGCGTCATGTGGCTAAGCGTCATGGGGCAGGCCTGCTAATTTATTGAAGTGTGCCCCCAGGGGGCCCAGGGGACTGCGAACCGGCCAACTAAGGCTACCACGTGAACCGCGCCGCAACAAAAAAGGGCCTTTTCTGGGTTAAATTGCGTGATGCCAACCGCTTAGCCCCAAGTCGGCATGCCCCATGCCCCCTAACTGCCTGTCGCACAACAACTTGCCGCGCGCCGCGGGGTGGGGTGGGGCCAAATCATGCCGGCCAGGGCGAAAGTCAACTCGTCCCGTTTCGTGAAGGCCCCTAGAAGGCCCCAAATTTCAACGCTAAGCCACTTTGATGCCGAAGGGCTACACCGGGGAGCAAAACAACCCAAAATGCCTTAGCGTTGAGATATGGAAGTTCTAGGGCCTATGGGTATATTTTGGGTACTGGGGCTTTCAACATTCGCTGAAATCCGCGAAATTGGCGAAAATGTTCCAAAACGTCGGCAATGCCGCAGATTTACCGACGAATTGGCACAGAACTTGCCTCCCTTTCCCGATTTGGCGCAAAACGCCACGATATCGTGCAGAATGCAAGGGCGAAGCTCCACGCCAGGAAGCCCCAAAAACACTAAATGCTTTCCTCGGCAACCAGTTAGCCTCGATATTCGCAAAATACCGCAGCAGGAGTGCAAAATGCCATACACGTCAACAGGCGACCCTTCATACGGCTGGCCGTACGCACCATTCACACAACCAGTTTGTCCGTGCTGTGGACGTCTGTGGACTTATTTCTACCTGTACCCGCCGTACTGGGTATCTTCAACCACCGGGGAGTCTAATTGTCCTACGACGCTACCGACATCGCTCAACTTGAATCCATCGCCCGAAATCTCGAATCCAAAGCCGGAATCGACCCCGGAGCCTTAGCCCGTGACACGACCACGACCAGCAAACTCCGGCGCATCGCGGACTCCCTCACCAATTTCGTCACATCCATCGAAACCCATGCTCTGCCGGACCACACGGACGTGAGCATCACGACGCCGGCCGATGGGGATTTCCTGCGCTACGACGCCGGCATTGAGGGCTGGACTGCCCAGACAGCCGACCTCGTGGACCTGGTATCCAAGGACCTCGACGACCTAGATGACGTCGCAATCACGGCACCGGCTGCCCTGGATGTAGTCCAGTACGACGGTGCCGCGTGGGTGAACGGCCCATTGGCTTTGCCGGACTTGTCGGACGTAGCGGATGCCGCGGTGCCGACCAGTGCGCATTTCCTGCGGGGCAACGGGACGGCGTGGACGAATGCTGCCATCGTGTTCGCGGATTTGCCGGCGATCACCCTCAACAACCTGAGCAACGTCAGCGCTGCCAGCCCTGCCACCTTCGACCGAATTATCTACAACGGGTCCACCTGGGCAACGGGCCGCGAGAAGTTCTTCCAGCATTCCGATTCCCAGGGCGACTATACCCCGGTGCAGGGCGATATGGTCGTCTACAACGGCACGTCCGGCAAGTGGAGCAACCTCGGCTCCAACGCTTTCAACGGCATTCTTTTCCGGGACGGCTCTAAGAACCTGACGGCGGACTGGGACGCCGGCACCCACCTGATTACCAACAGCAAGTTCAAAGCCTCCACAACGGCTGCCGGTGCCAAGGACAATATCCTATCCCAGTTCGCCATCACGACTGCCGCGAACGACATCGGCTCCGTTTACCGCGGCCTGAACATCGATTTCGACTACACGAATGCCGCGACTTTTGTGGCATCGCCGACTGTCTACGGCGCCGATCTGGATATCGATTTGGTGAATAGCGGTGTCGTGCTCAGTGCAACGGTATATGGTTACCACTCTACCATATCCATTCCGAACGCACCAGCAGCTACGAGTTCATGGGCTGGTCAACTTGCAACGGATGGGCAGACGTTAGTAGCCCTGCAGAGTGCAAATACCGGGATCAACCAGTCGCTTATCAGCAGCACAGTAGGTGCGATCTACGGCGCCTTCACAAAGGCAGTGAATGCCAGCACTGGAACCTCCTACGGCTACGAGGGGTACGGCCAGAATACATCGGCCGGCACCGGCACAAATGCGGTCGGCGTTTACGGGTTTGGGCAGTCAACAAGCGGTCGTGCTGTTGGTGTCCTGGCCGCCCCGTTCACTACCGGGGTGAAGCAATTTGCCTTCGTGTGCGAGCAAGGTAACAACCATTTTAGCGATGGCGTGTCCTATTTCTACACCAGTACCGGGCTGCAGGACGCCGCAACGACGACCCACATCACGCCCGGCACGGATGACGGCAGCGTCTACATCGAGAAGTTTCTGGAAGTGGACAATACCATCTTCGCGGATGGCGACGTCACGATGGCCGCAACAAAGATGCTGACCATCGGAGTCTACGCGGATGGCAGCAGGCCGGCCGCCGGCACCGCAGGCCGCGTGATTTTCAACACGACGGATGCGAATCTCAACATCGACGACGGCACGAACTGGATTCTGCCGGACGGAACCACAACCTAAGCAGGGGGTATCATGCAGATTGATTTCACGGAAAAGCAGGCAGCGCGGATCGAGGAAGTGCTGGCGTACTACAAATCACTAGGCAACGTGCCGGCGAAGATTCAGTCCGCGGAATGGGTGCGGGCCGTCGTGGAGAACGTGACAGCGAAGGTGCTGGCCCAGAAAGCCGAAGAGCAGTGCCGGGCCGATTTCGCGCCGGACCTGATTGTCGTGGAGGATTCCACCAGTGGGTAGACGCGGCGTCAAGCCAACTCCGGTCGATAAGGAAATCGTGCTGCAGACCTATGCTGCGACCGGCACAATTGCGGAAACCACGCGGCGCACCGAATGGTCGCGCCCGACCGTGAAGCGCATTCTCCTGGAGGCCCAGAATAGTGAATCCGCTCTACAGGATGCCCGCGCCAAAGCTGCCGCCACGTTGGCAGCCCGCATCCACATCAAAGCTGAGGATCTGCTTGACAGCATCACCCCGGAAGACATTGAGTCCGGGCGCATCCCGAAGTACGACAAAGACGGGAAACTAGCAGGCTACCAGTACTATGGCCCGAACCTGGTGCAGAAGGCGACTGCGTTCGGCATCATCACGGACAAGGCGAATGTGGTGCAGCAGTACGAGAAAGCTCTGTCCGCGGACCACAGCAGTGGCCAGTTACTGATGCCGGCCGACATCGAGGGACTCCAGAATGCCGTGACGGGCAAACTACAGGAACTGAAGATGCTCCATATCCGGTTTGCGGACGACAACAAGGACTTGGTGCAGCGCACTGAGGAAGTCATCGCAGAATCCGCAGCCCTGGGTGCAGTTGCAGATCAGGCGCCGGATGTTATCGATTTTGATAACTTCGATGCCTAAAACACGCATAATCTTGATCTACGAGAACCAGACTGGCTTTACCGCGGTCTGGCAGGCCGGGGACGGGGATGCAACCGCATTCGGTTTGTGGCTCCTGGACGAGATGAAGGCTATCGCTGACCATTGCTTCCCGCGAGACATTACGCCGAATATCTGCGTGATGCCGTTGTCGGTGCCGCGCGAGGACCTGGATACGCTTGCAGTTGAGGAATTGCTTTGTCACACATAAGCGCCGGCCTCGAAGCTCAGGAGCATCTGCAGGAACTCTACAAGCACCTGATGGCGCTGGAGGCATCGTACCGCACCCAGAAGATTGTGCATTTCAGGCCGAACCCAGCATCGCCCGGCCAGAAGAAATTTTTCCAGGATAGCACTGCCAGCATCCGTTTGGCAATAGGCGACAACCGCGGCGGGAAATCCGTTTGCGGCGTGGTCGAGGCAGTAGCGCACAGTCTAGGCTACCGGCCGTGGCTGGACCCAGATCATCCGGATCGCATCGTGCGGTTGCCGAACGGTAAGCCGATTCCGGTGCCAAATGTGGGCCGCGTCATCGCTCAGGACTTCCCGCAAGCCATCAAGCAGAACATCTGGGAGAAAATCCGGGAATGGGCGCCGGCAGGGTTCTACACGATTCGTACCTCGAATCAAGGCATTCCGATTGAAGTGAAGTGGAAGAATGGGTCGGTGTGGTACCTGATGGCGGATTCGCAGGACGATCTGTCGTTCGAAGGTACGCGCGGACATTGGTTCTGGGTGGACGAACCCATCGGATACAAGAAGTTCGTGGCATTGCGGCGAGGTCTCGTGGACTTCAATGGGCATTGCTGGATGACTCTGACTCCCCTGACCCAGCCGTGGATTGCGGACATCATCGCGGAACGTGCAAACGATCCGGATGGTGAAGTCAAGATGTACCGTTTCCGCATTGAGGAAAACCGCACCGAAGTTGGCGGGTACTTGTCGGATGAGGCCATCAAGTCATTTGTCGATGATCTGCGCGACGATGAGCGCGCCATGCGCATCGGGGGCGAGTGGGGGCACTTGACGGGCCGGGTGTTCAAGGAGTGGAAGCCAGAAGCCCCGTACTGGATTGAGCCCTTCAAGGTGCCGCAAACCTGGCCGCGCGTGTGTATCATCGACCCGCACCCCCGCAAGCCGGTGGCCGTGACGTGGTTCGCCATCACGCCGGACAACCAGAAGTATATCTACCGGGAACTGTTCGACGAGAATCTGCGCACCATCGCCGACGTCAGCGCGAAAATCAAGGAACTGGAAAAAGACGAGATCATCGGCATGCGCCTGATCGATCCCGCCTCCCACCAGAACGAGCGCACGAGTGGCAAGTCGGTGCGCCAGATGTTTGCGGAGTGCGGCATCTGGACACTGCCCGCCGCCAAGTACAATATTGAAGCCGGCATCGACAGCATCCACGAAGCCCTGAAACTCCGGAATGACTGGAGTGAGCCGGGCTTGATCGTATTCAACACCTGCCCGAACGTGAAGAAGAACTTCATGCGCTTCGTGTGGGATGACTGGAAGACATCGAAGGACCGCGACATCAAGGGTGAGCGCCAGGAAGTGCGGAAGTCCGACGATGACTTCATCGCATGCATCCGCTACCTGTTCCAGTCCGGCATGACATACACGCAGTTGAAACGCGAATCCGCCCGCCAGGAGGCCAGCGACCCGTTGGACGACTTCCGGGGCCTCAACATGCATACAGGAGATTACATTGGCCGATACGATGGAAGTCGAACAGAGAGTTCGGCTTTTGCTTACCCGGAATAACCAGAAGCTGTACGAGCAGAACTTTAGCTCAACGGCTGAATCGTACACCGTGCATGCCGCGGATCGTGTCGTGCTTGCGACCAACATGTCGGCGTTCCAGCAGGCATCGCTTGGCGACATTGGCTCCAGCACGCCCGGCACTCACATGCTTGTCGTGTCGGACCGCCCCATATACATCGCGGTGAACACCACGGCCCAGCAGGTGTACGGCGACGCACTCGCTATGTCGGGCGCGAACGTCACCGGGCTTTATTTCAAGAATACCGACACCGGCAATGAAGCCACTGTCGAATTCGTAGTCACGGACTAATCTATGGCCAGCACAATCATCTTTACGCCAGACGAAGCAGCCGAAAAGGGCCGCATCTTTGTGCGCCTCATCGAGCAGGACGTGCAGGATCGTGCGCCCGCAATGAAGTTGCGCAACTACATCCGAAACCTGTATTTCGGGTTGCGCAAACGCAAGCTGCGGTACGACGGTCAGTCGAACATTCATTTGCCGGTGCTGGCAGAGAAAATCGAAACCTTCGTCCCGAAAGAGATGGGGGCGTTCTGGTCGGTGGACCCGCACACCCACGCGCAACGTGTGCCGGTGGAATACGACGAAGAGGAAACCGCCGCCTCGGAACGCATGGTGAACTGGGCAATCGACTTCGACATCCCGAATCTGTACCAGACGATGGAGTCGTGGTTCCGGAACCGCCATCTCGATGGGGTGGCGGCCGTCAAGGCGTACTACAATTACGAGGAACGCAGCACCGTATTCATCGAGCAGGCAAGCACCATGTGGCATGCCGGCGCCATTGACTTGACGTCGCAGCCAGTGCCGCAGAAACGCATGAAGGTGCCGGCTGAGATTCTTGCGGCGATGTTCACGGATTTGAATATATCGGCGGCTTATGCGGGCGACGTTGATATTGATCCGATGCAGGAGCAACCGCTTGAGGGGCTGTCTTTCCGGATTGATTTCGTGGAAGGTGAAATCCAGTACCGCGACATTCTGGTCGAGTTCCATCCATGCAAATACATAGAATCCATTGAAGTGTACATCTTTCGGCCGTACCCCTACAAGGATAACGTCGAAGTAGAGCTAGTCGAGTTCGAGGATTTGATTGTGCCGTTTCGCGCTAAGGACCTGCAGTCCGCGGAACGAGTCACCCAGCAGTACTGGCTGACGGTTGAGGAAATCGAGCAGCGCCGCCTCTACGACGGGTGGATGCTGGACGACGAAGACATGGAACGCCTGCGGTCTCGCTCCACGGCGGACACGCATGAAGAGATGCCGGACAACAAGGACCTGTCGCGGCAGAAGGATATGGTGACGGGCCAGCAGTCCAGCAACAACACGGTTGTGCGCAGTACGGATGAACTGGCAAAGCTAGAGCCGTACCGCAGCGACAAGGTGCTGATGTTCGAGGTTCATGCGCGTGAGGATCTTGACCAGGACGGCATCTTTGAGGACATCATCTACCAGATTCCCTACGCGCTGGAAAAGGTAGTGAAGGCCCAGCATCTCGCGGAAGTCTTCCCGCATGAGCGTCGGCCTTTCGCGGACCTACACAGTATCCCGGTGAGCGGCCGGTACTACAGTTGGTCGATGGGGCAGATTCTGGCCCCCATCAACGTAGAGGTCAACGCGATTGTCAACGCGGTGAATGATGCGCAGGAACTCATCAACAACCCGATCTTCTTCTATGTGCCCAGTGCGCTGCCTGGCGATCCGAAGTTGTTCAAAAACCTGGAGCCCGGCACCGGCATTCCGATTGGCGATCCGAACGGCATTTTCTTCCCGCAGTTCCCGCAGACTCCGCTGTCGAACTTGTCGGCCGTGGATTCGATGCTGCTGTTCGCGGACCGCATCAGCGTGAGCCCCCAGGCGGGTGGCTCCAGTCAGGTCCGGAACGCGCCCCGCACAGCGCGCGGCACACTGGCCCTGCTGAGCGAATCCGGTGCCAAGATTGACAGCTTCATCACGGCCGCTCAAAAGGGTGGTTGGGCTGAGTTGATGTACCAGATTTACGCGCTGTACGACCACTACGCCTCGGACGAGAAGTGGACGCGCGTCACCGGCAAGTCGCGGCGCCAGCGCCAGCGCACCCATGATCTCAGCAACCGCTTCAAGTTTGTGTTCAAGGGCAACACCGTCAACACGAACAAAGAGGTCATGCGCACGCTGGCACAGGTGCGCTACACGATCCTGGCCGCGGAACCGCTGTACGCCAGCGATCCCGTTGCTCGCCGTGCGCTGATCGAGAACTTCTTGCAGCACTTCAGTGAAGGCGCGGACATCCAGAAACTGCTTCCCAGCATCCCGCAATTGGGCGGCATGCGGCAGCCGATGGACCAGTTGACAGAAGTGAAGGTTATGCTGTCGGGCATGCCGGTTGAGGTAATCCCTATTGACGATGATGGCAAACACATGCAGGTCATCGACCAGTACCGCAACAGCAAGGATTTCGACGCCCTGACACAGCAGCAGGTCGCATTGCTGGCCCACCACTATCGCCAGCACCAGCAGCAGCTTCTCCTGAAGCAGCAGCAGAACCAGGTGCCGGCGGGCGGCACGCAGGCCAATAACATGCCGGTGGGGGCTGGCCTGAACTTGATGGAAGGCGGTGTAGCATAGCATACGAACTTACACGCGGCCCGGAATGGCAACTCATCCTGCGCGACTTGTATCAGCAACTCGAACAGCATCGGGATACCGTTATGCAGGCCGCCCGAACAGAAACTAAAGTAGCCCAAGCGATGGGCAGATATGACGGCTATAGAATGGCGATTGAATATTTGCAGTCGCTGGGAAAGGATACGAATGAGTGAGTGGAGGAAAGCAAAGTCTCTTGATAAGACCACGAGTATGATTACGAGCGGTACGGTCCCCATAAAGACCTGGGGAAAGATGAACCTTAGCTCCAGTACGCTGGAGTCTGTTGTCAAGAACTCAAGAGTGAATAGCCCTATTGCGAAAACGGCAGCCACAATGCTGGCCGGCAAGAATCCGCAGAGAAAGCGGAAATCGAAGTAGTTTGACCATAACCCGCGCTGATGCGCGTTCGCCACTTCCGGCGTAAATGGAGGACCTATGAATAGTCTACGTGAGCACCTTGAAGGCGTAATGGTGGAGTCGCCTGCCACAGAGTCCGAGTCCGAGGAAGTGATCGACCAGGAAACTGACGTCGAGGAAACTGACGAAAAGGGCAAGGGCGACAAAGGCCGCACGCTAGACAATGTGCGCGGCGAACTTGTGCGAAAGCAGGATCGTCTGGAGCAGTCCCTGCGGAATGAAATCCGCGAATTGCGGACTGCACTTCTGGCGAGCAAACCTGCCGCGAAACAAGAACCCGCGAATGAACTCGACGCAATGTCTGTGTCGCAGCTCGAAAACCTCCGGGCACAGGTCCCCGAGGGGCAGAAAGAGGCATTCGAGGCGTATTTGAGTACGCGCCGCACTGAGGATTTGGTGGAGAAACGGTTCTCCAGCTTCACGGCGCAACAGGAGTTTGCTAAGCAGCGGGCGTATTACACCACGATGGCGGTGGAGCGGTACCCGGACCTGAAGGACTACACCAGCGACTTTGCGCGCGAAGTAGACCAGATGCTGTCCGCGCTTGACCCCGCAGTCGTGGCGCGCAATCCGCGCGTCGTATATGACCTGGCCAACGATATTGCTATCCAGCGTGACGTTCGGCCTCGCCAGCGCCGTGTCGTGTCGGGCAAAACTGCCACCACGCGCACTTCGCCGGCACCCGCCGCGGAATCCAAGGCCAAGATAGACCCAACTCTGGCTGCAAAGCTGAAGCGGGCTCTGCCGAAGGGCAAGGATTTCAACACGGACCGCTTGAAGGAGCGGGCCGAATACTACAGCGAGCACCTGTCTGACCACATCCAGAAGAAGGCGTAACACATGAGCAACGAACCTACTATGACCAACGAGCAGAATGAAGTTGCAAAACTTCAGCAAATGGTGCAGGACCTCAAAAAGGAACTGCGCGAGGGGAAACCCGGCATCGACTCAGAATTGATCGAGCGAGAAATAGCCGTACTGTTTGACCCGTATGATATACAGAATCCGTTTAAGATCGACGGCACCATCCCTCCGGACAATGAGTATCCCGAGGGCCAGGTGCTTCGGTGGCTGTCGCCCAAGTACCGGGACCGCCGCGGCAAACGCGGTTGGGTCTTTATGACATGGGACGATGCATATGCCACGGAAGCCCTGAAGTGTGTCAAGGAACCGCCGGAGCGCATGGTGGGTCCCGCCGGGCTGGATAACAATATCCGGCGCGCGGACCTCGTGCTGGGGCGCCTTGATGCGCGTGTGTTCGAGAGCCGCCGGATGAAGCCGGTCCTGGAGTCAATGCGTCGCAGGGGCAATTATGACGAATCCACGATTACCACACTTCGGAAAGGCGTCAGCATTGTGGGTGAGGGTAGCAAGCGTGACGAGAACCCCTACCACGTTGAAAAGCGTGGCAGCAATCTCAGCACGTTTGATCCTGGCACCGGCAGTGGTTCCGCCATTCAGGAGCTAACAAACAAGGACAACAATGGCTAACATTGACTTTCCGGCCGGACTTCGAGCCATCAACAATGGCAAAGCCGGCACGGCCCCTCAGGTAAACCCCTATACGCTGAAAGCGTCTACGGCAGTGTACGAGGGCGAGCCGATGGCGATGAATACGACGGGCCAGGTTGTGGGTTGGACTGCCACCCCGACAACTGCCCTCCGTTTTGTGGGCGCGGCCGTGCATCCTCTGACGAGTAGCACGACCACCCAGTCCCTGCTGATTTACGATGATCCCGATCAGCTGTACGAAATCCAGATGGATGACAACACGGTGACGGGACCGGGCGGATTTGTAGGGGCCAACTTCAGTTTCGTGAACACGACGGGCGGCAATACCACGACGCTGCAGTCGATTGCGGAACTGGATGGCAGTACGGCAACCAGCGGGCATACGACGACCGTGTGTTCCCCGCTGCAGGGCATCCGTGTTTCGACGGACCCGGAGAACGACATCACCTTGGCGAATGCGCGAGTCATCGTCAAGATTCACCCGCTCTACCACCTGTTCGCTTCTGAGCAGGCTGGTATCGCATAAGGAGGTAAGTACTAATGGCTAGTGCCGGAAACATCATGGTACGCGGTCAATTTACCGACCTTTTTGCGAGTCGGTTGCCGTATATCGATGAGATCATGTTTGAGAACTACAACGCGCCGGGTCTGACGTACCCGGAGGTCTTCAACGTCAGGGACTCCAGTCGAGCTTACGAGGAAATCACCGGCATCACCGGTTTCTCGCAGTTCGGTAAGAAGTCCGAGGCGGCGAAGGTAGAGTTCGACAAGTTGCTCCAGGCTTACGACAAACGCTTCACGCACGAAACGTGGGGCAAGGGCTTCCAGCTCTCGTTCGAAGCTATGGAGGATGACATTGACGGGGCCATCACGGACGCTGCGCCGGCTCTGGCGCGTGCGGCCCGCAACAGCATCGAGACGGAACTGTTCTCGGTGTGGAACGGCGCCTTCGCGTCCACGACCACGCCGGATGGTCAGTATCTGTGCTCGGATGCTCACGTCCTGACGGGCGGCGGCACCTTCGACAACCTCATCACTGGCGATCTTGCTCAGGGTACGCTCGAAGCGGCCATCAACGTGTATAGCGATATGCGCGATGAGCGGAACCAGTTGATCGAGATGGAAGGTCGGCGTCTGCTGGCCCATCCGGACCTGCAGTGGGACATCCACGAGTTGCTCCGGAGCCAGCTTCGCTCCGACACGGCGAACAATGCGTCCAACGCTCTCAACCAGCTTGGGCTCATGCCGATCTTCAGCAAGTACCTCACCGACAAGGATGCCTGGTTCTTGCTGTCCGACCCGGACATGCACCGCGTGATCGTGTACTGGCGTAAGGAGCCCTTCACGGACTCTGCGCTGGATTTCGACACGCGCAACATGAAGACGGCAATGTTCTACCGTTTGTCGCACGGCGCGGCCGATTGGAGGGGCTGTGTTGGCAGTGCTGGTGCATAGGTAATGATTAGCAAAACTGATTTAGCATGGGCTGCTGGATTTATTGACGGCGAAGGATTGCTGGCAGTTTATCCACGCAAAGATCGTCCTTGGCATCGATTATCTATTCAGGTAACGAATACAGACATTCGACCTCTTATGAAACTTCGAGCGATGTTTGGAGGTACAGTATACACATCGTATGATACCCCAAACCCAAAGTGGAATACTGGATATCGGTGGCAGATTGATCATGCAAAAGCAGTTGCAGTTGTGGATCATATTTTGCCGTATTTGGTTAATAAGCGGGAACAGGCAGAACTGCTTTTAGAGTTTCACACTTATAAGCGGAATCCAAAACATGCCCCTGTGCCTGCCCATGAAGAACGAAAGGCAACGATTGTCCAGCTATTACGAGACTTGAAAAAGAATCCCGTTGGCATGGAGGATTTTTGCAGCAACTAACCTTCGCCATTTAGACCACTGCTGCCAACAGCGGGTAAATAGATTGGCGATTGAAAGGCAATGAAATGAGTGAACCGTCTCGATTTGATGTTATCTCTGCGAATGTATATTTGGGGCCTGCAGGAATCCTTACCCAGGGGAATACATGGTATGTCAAACCCGCTTCTGGGAATGATGGGAATACGGGAAAATCGCCGTCCCGTGCTGTGAAAACGCTTGCAAAGGCTCTGTCACTGGCGACAGCCAATCAGAACGATGTTATCTTCCTGTTCGCTGAAAGCAACACGGCATCGGCCACCACGGATTACCAGTCCGCTACGCTGACGTGGAACAAGGACCTCACCCACTTGATCGGTGTGGGGGCGCCCTCCGCCATCAGTCAGCGAGCGCGCATCGCTCAGTTGTCCACCGCGACGAGCGTGTCGCCCCTCGTGAACGTGACGGCCAGCGGCTGTTTGTTCAAGAATGTCTCGATCTTTCACGGCGTGGACAATGCGGCGTCGTTGATTGCCCTCCAGGTCACAGGGCAGCGCAATGCCTTCGAGGACATGCACATCGCCGGGATGGGACATGCTACGCAGGTTGCGGCCGGCGGCACGTCGCTCAAAATCAATGGCGGCGCGGAGAACGTGTTTCGGCGCTGCGTCATCGGCCTGGACACGATTGCTCGTGATGCTAGTACCGAGGGTGAACTGTGGCTGGATGGTGCGGCGACCCGCACCGTCTTCGAAGACTGTCTCTTTACAGCATTCATCAGTGCGGCAGGCTACGAGCATGTTGTGCTGGAGGATGCTACCGCGATTGATCGTTACGTTATGTTCAAAAATTGCACGTTCTACTCGGTGTCGGCCAACTACGCGACTCCGCAGGACCAGATTTTCGAACTGAAGGCGACCTTGACCCAGGGCCTCATTCTGCTGGACGATAGTCGGTTTATGACCGACGACGATAGTTGTGTCTGGCAGACTACGGCTGAGGGGCATATCCGCAACACCAGACCGGCTACCGCTGCAGACGGCGTTGGCGGGCTGGGGGAAACCTTGGCGTAAGTTTTCGTGGGGGCGGTCCCGGTGGGGGCCGCCTCCGCCCTCACCAGGATTGACAACAGCAGGAGGGACAGTATATGAAAGAATCCTTGTGTATTTTTCTCCCAACCGGACGCACTTACACGTTCCGTAATGTCGAGATTTTGATCGACAATGAAACCGCTCTTGTCTTCCAGTATACGGCTATGTCGGATGGGAATGTAAAAACAGGTACTTTTTACAAGAGCCAGATTGCCGGTATTGCAATTCTAGGTAAATAAATGGAGCGGAAACAGCAGGAAGCAGGTAGTGATGATTAACCCAGTAGACCTTGACGGCACCCCCACATTACGCGACATTGCGCGCCCCAGCATCAAGCTGGCCAGCAAGCCGACTATCGTGATTGCGATTCCGTGCGGCGACAAAGAGGACAACACCGTGCTGCGGTGCCCTACTGATCAGGGTGGATGCGGACAGAAGTATTGGGTGCCGGGCACACGCTCGCCGTTGCTGGTACCTATCCAGTTCTCGTTGGCGAAGGACAAACTGATTACGCCCCTGAACACCGTCATTGCAACCTTGGTGCAGGCCGGCCGCCTTTCCGGGGAGGCGCGGCAGATTATGACCAAGGAAGCGATTCGGATGGGCGCCAAGTACATCCTCTACTGGGACGATGACACGCTTCCCCCGCAGCAGGGGCTACGTACCCTGTACTCGTTCATGGAGCGCAACCCAGAGGCAGGCGCAGTGTCGGCCGTGTACACCACGCGACAAGCGCCGATTGAGCCACTGATATACCGGGCACATGGGGAAGGTGCCTGGTGGGATTTCCCGATGGGCGACGGTGCGGAGCCGCAGCCTATCTTTGGGGCTGGCGCGGGCTTCCTGCTGGCCCGCGTTTCGTCCATCGTGGATACGATTGAGCAGTTGCGCAAAGAGCATGGCGAGGAAATACCGATCTGGGCGGATGAGCGCATCATGCCGGGAGACGAGCCGGACATGGCGATGAACATGCAAGTGATGATCGGCCACGACATCCGGTTCTGCCGGCTGCTGAACATGCACGGACACCCGGTCTATGTCCACGGTGAGGTACTCTGCAAGCATCTGGACATTGCTACCCAGACGATGTACGAAGTGCCGGTGGATGCGCCGGGCCGCACGATGCAGCGCCAGAAGAACATCAACACCAAGGACTACTGGGACGAAGTGTACGGGCGCGAAGGCGCGGACTCGTGGCGTAAGTATCCGGAGATGTTCCAGCGAGTCGCTGAAGAAGTGCCCTATGGTGGAGCTGTTGCCGAGTTTGGGTGTGGACCAGGTATCTTTGGCAGTATGTTAACAGCGCGCCGACAAGTTACATACTGCGGGTTTGATATTAGCGAAGTGGCAGTGATGCAGTGTGATGCTCGATTCTTGAATGCGTCAGTATTTGATCTGCGAAACTTGGAAGACGACCCGATTAACGATTGCGGACGATTCTACGATCTGGATGCAGTTATCGCTACCGAAGTTTTGGAGCATCTGGACGAGGCTACGCGCACCAAATTCCTGCAACATATCGATTTTTGGAAGCCCGACAAGTTCATCTTCACCGTACCTAACGGCACCATGCCCCCGGAAAGGGTTCCCGAGCATGTTGAAAACTTCGATAAGGCGCTGGTTCGCAAGATTTGCCGCCCCTACACGCGCAACGGGTGGAAACTCCGCATCAAGAAAGCTGGGGACGGACAGCATATCGTATGTGTACTGGAGCGCAAGGATGGCAAAGAAAACGCCTCTGCAGAAAAAGAAGATCGTTAAAGTGATGCATGAGTACGGAGCCGGCACGCTCAAGAGTTCGTCGGGCCAGAAAGTGACGTCCCGCAAGCAAGCCGTCGCCATCGCACTCAGCGAGGCGCGTCGAGTTGGCAAGAGGAAAAAGAAGTAGTGGCTACGTACTGGGTAAGCACTCTCGGCACTGACGGCGACGGCCTCACCTATGCAAACGCGAAGACAACGCTTGCAGGTGGGCTAGCGTTGTTGGCGGCAAAGGGGGATATCCTCAATGTTGTTAATGATGCGACGCATGCCTGGCCTACTTCCGAAACGACCTTAGCCGCCCCATCTGGCGGCACTCCAGCTAGCTTTACTGATTTTGGGTACAAAATTCGGGGGACGGATTCCTCAGGTACCCCGGCGATGGCAACGATTGCCCCGGCGGGCGCGGGTGTGCATCGCTTGTTTCGCTCGAATGCTAACACCGGCTACAACATTCTTGAAAACCTGATCTTCGATGCATCGGCGCAGTATGCGGATACGAGCGTCTATACAATCGCTCGGGATGGGGCAGCAACTGCTTTGCCGACGCTATTTCGGTACTGCGCCGTTCTAGGCGGAGATTCGGGGCAAGCAGCCGCTGGATTACGGCATGTCTGGGCGAATGTCTCGTCGGCAAGCGGTGAAGTATTGCAGTGCTCCTATTGCTACTTCCAGAACACTGGTAGAGTTGCTGAAGGGGCTGGAACATATACTTATACGTTCGACCACTGTGTCAGTATCGAAGATGTTACATGCTCGGGATCAACATTCTATTTCGGGCAACTCACCACTAGTTCAACGCCTGTAAAAACCGCGATCTACAATACCGTATACAAATCTACCGGGGCCGGGGCAACAATCCCAGCCGTGGAGTACTTACCCAACTCTAGTATTGACGTTGGCACTGTTAACGTTTACGGAAACCTATTCTTTGTGAACTCCACACACGCTACAAACATCCTCCCCTTCTTTGGCGGCAATACATCAACTGGGGTAACGATGGCGGGGACGATCGACTATAACGTGCTGCTTGGGGGACCAGATGTTGGTGGCACGGAAGGCACACTCAACTCTGTTGGGTGGTACCAGAAACCCTGGGAAACTGGTGGTGGAGAATCCGCAACTCCCGATGGTTGGCCCCACGATACTATTGCTGTTGGAGTAGCGGAAGCCACTATCTTTGTAGACACGGCCAGCACCTATGATTGGGTACTGCCGAATGATCTGACGATCACGATTCTGAAAGACGTCCGGCCCCTTGCTTACCTGACTAGCGGATATGGCGGCGGTGTTCCGGGCGCGTTGCCGGCGGGCCTCACCGATTACACCGTCAGTATTGTGGTGGACCAGCAGTACCCCATCGAGGGTGAAACGCTCACACTGACAACGACCATCTCCAATGCCGGCGAAGATGCGTCTAGTGTAGTCGTGACGGTAACGCTACCCAGTGGGCTGACCTATGTTAGCGATACGCCTAGCGCCGGTAGTTTTGTGGCCGGAACCGGGGTTTGGTCAGCTGGCACACTGGCAGATGGCGCTTCGGCAACACTGGCGATTGTTGCAACGGTTGACTCCGGGACAGCCTCCAGCGCCCTTACTACAACGGCAGCATTCACCAGCGGTGCTCCGGACACAGATACTAGCACGAGTGACGACACAGACACCGTGATCGTTTACGTGCAGGCCAGCGGCGGCCTTGATGATCCCGATGACCCCGATGCGGTGCCGTATCTGGATGTGCTGCCGTTCTACGCCGACGTGCTGGTCCTGGAGTTGAACAGCACGCTCCGCACCACGCAGAACAGACTGCGCCTGCACTATCTGCGCTCCGATGCCGAGGACCAGGCCTGGCGCGAATTCGCCACACGCCGCATCAGTGTGGCGGCCAGTACGACCGACAACGTGGTGGGGGCGCTGGAAGCCCCGGGCTACATCATGCTGGAATCGGACAATGCCGTGCAACTGAGTGCCGGGGCCAGCGCCGGCGTATTCCTGCCGTCCGCCACGATGGTCATGGTGCGCGGCGGCACATATCGTTTGGTGCAGGTCAAGAATCCGTCCAGCACCGATGCAGCAATCACTTTGATTACCGAGGTAGATTAATGGCTTCTTCCAACAACCTGAAAAATGTCCAGCAGCTTAAAAGCGGTGCAGAGATTTTTCACATCACTGACTTCATTACGGCGGTTCCATCTGGTGCCACGAGTACCGGCACCATACAGTTGCCACCTGGGCTCTACTACCTATCCGTCTGGGGCACGCAAACAGCCGCCTCTACGGACCCGACATTCGCGCTTGCCGCGTATACCAATGCGGCGCAAACCGCCAGCACTTCAGTGCCGGGCGGGCTGACAACGGATACGGGGCTGGCTGCAGCGATAGACTTGGAACTTGCCCAGACGGCCCTTCTGGCCACTTTTGGCCCATTGGCTGTCGCGGCTTCTACGACTGGCCCGGGTCCCGTCTTTCTGCCGTATGGCCTGGCATGGACCTACACGAAGAACGGTGGCAGCGCCATTAACTTGTCGCTGTCTGCCCAGAAAGTTGCGTAATGATTGCCGCCCTTGACCTACTGAACGAAGTCGCTGACCGCCTGAGCTGGCCGCAGTTCACGACGCTGGAGGAAGTCCAGCCGCTGGCGGAACACCGCAAGTTGCTGCGCCTGCTGAACCGTGTGCTGGAGTCCCTCGGTGCGTACAACGATTGGCCTCTCCTGCGCGAGGAAGCAACAATCGTGATGGTGGCGGCCGTGCAGAGCAGCGCCGACCCGGACGACGACGCTTCGACTGATGACGGCCAGTTCATCACGGCCACGCAAAACAGCAAGACCATCACCGTGTCGAACTACACCGGCTTCACGGAGGCCCACATCGGTTGGGCGTTCCAGGCTAGCGGCGACGAGTATATCTACCGTGTGGCTACCGTGCCGTCCACCAGTTCCATCACCCTGAACCGCGCATGGGTCAACGATAGTGTTGCGGCCTCGGACGAGATCGGCTTCACGATGGCGATGGACCGTTATGCATTGCCGGAGGATTTCGGGCGCCCCGTGGACGACTGGCAGAATGCCTTTGCGCCGTACAAGATCAAGCCGCGCACCCCGAACCAGTTCCGGGACAGGCGCCGCGAACGCTCCGGCATCCTGCTGGCGGACCCGGACATCTTCACGATCTACGGCCTGCAAAACGGCCGGCAGGTCGTGCATTTCGACCCCTTTCCGGAAAACGCTCGCATGCTCCAGTATGAGTACCAGAAGCGCCATCCGGTGATCGATTCGGACCAGGATCAAATCCTCTACCCTCACTCATATCTGGGAGTCTTAATCGACGTCCTGGTCCAGCTTGCATTGCGTGATTACGAGGACAGCGCCAAGATGCAGACCATTCTCCAGGATGTGCTGCGCGGGCATAACCTGCAGCAATCCAATGCCGGCGTCACGGAGTCCCGCCCAGTGATGGAGCCCGGCAACAGTGTGCGGCGCTCGATGCGTGTGGCCTACGGATTGCCGACTGTCAACATTGATTGGGGCGATGCGTTTGACACTGGGGAATTGCACGGACTCTAATGGCTACTAAACGCGAAGTACGAGACTTTCGATTGTCCCTGATGCCATGGCGTCCGGGGCTGTCCACGGCCGGGCAGGAAACTACCATGCCGGAATCCGAGTTGCGGGTGGCGCGCAATGTCGGCACGGACCTGGACGGCATGCTGCGGAAACGGCCCGGCATCACGCAATGGGGGCAGACCATCAAGTCCCCGGACGTCGGAGCGACGGACAGCACGCAGACTGATTTCCAGAGCTTCATCAGCACTAATACGCTGACCCAGAATGACGCCAGCAGTGGCCTCATCACCGACACGACCGCGAATGGTGTCCTGACGACCAGTGTGCCGGCCGGGGACTCGAATAAAACCTTCACGGAAAGTCGCGTCGTCACGCTCAGCGCCAACACAAAGTGGTCGCTGCGCTTCATGTTCCGCGGCACCAATCTGCCGGCCTATGGCAGCACCACCAATGCCAACAGCTTTGTGGTGCGGGCGCAAGGGGCCAGCGGCTCCGGCAAAGAATTTGGCATCTGGAGTGGGGGGCTGTACTACAAACAGGCCTCGGACAACAAGTACGTGCTGATTGATGGCAGTGAGTTTGTCGGCGTGGGCAGTTGGCACAGCATCGAAATCCAATGCACCGTGGGCGGCAGCACACTGGTGTATGTGGATGAAGTGCTGCTGAGCACCCTCACGACCAGCACTCTCGACACTGCGAGTTTCACGACCGCGAACTCCGCCTACGAACTGGAGTGGGAAGTCGAAGGAACTGCCGCCGCAGGCACGCAGTACACGACCTACATATCCGGGCTGCAGTACAACGACACGGCCACGGACCCCTTCACGGCGGACACTATCGTCGCTCTCCAGGACTTCCAGTACGTCACGAACTCCGGCGCGAAAGTGCGGGTGCTGCTGGCCGCGGCCGGCAACTACATCTACCACGACAAGAATCTGGATCGTGCATGGCGCCCCTTACACCCCAAGCAGCGTTCCCAAGTGTACTTCGCGCCGTACCGCAGCACCGTGTGCTGGTCGGACAACAACGGCGCTACCCAGGTTTCCGTATGGCAATGGGACGGCATTGCGGCGCCTACCTTGCTGGACGATGCACCGCCCGTGCGCTACCTGACGGAGCACCAGAAACGTCTGTGCGGCTGGGGCGACATCGCAAACCCGCGGCGCTTCTATTACTCCGGGGATCGCCTCCCGAATGTGTGGTTCTCGCCGACCCCCACGAACACTGAGGATGAATTCGACACCCTGATCGATGCTGGCTACATCGAGATTGATTCCCGGGGCGTCGAAGTGCGGGCCGCACTGGGCGACTTCTACGGACTAGCTGTGCTGGCCGGCAAGGAAGGCTTCTGGAAACTGGCCGGCAACGGCCCCTTCAGCTACCAGTTGAGTGGCCTGAAAGTAGGCACTGGCATCTCGAACGCCCGGTCCTTCACACAGGTCGGCAACGATGCCTGGGGCATCGGCACGCAGGGCCTCGTGTCACTGGCCGCTACTGATCAATTCGGGGACTTGCAGGCCAACTTCCCGAGTCTGCCGATTCAGGACTTGTGGGCACCCAGCGACAGTTCGCCCAACACCATCAACCAGACCTACATCGGCGAGTCGCGGCTGGTCCACAGCCCGCGCTCCACGGCAGTCTACATCGCGGTGCCGCTGGCTGGCGATCAAAGCGCCCAGAACATCTATGTCTTCAACACCACGACCCAGAAATTCTACGGGCCGTGGGAAATTGACGCGCAAGCATTGGTGGTGGCTGAAGTGGCAAGCCCCGTGACGGAGGTTGTCATGGTCGGCGGCAGCAGCGGGCAGGTCGGCTACCTGAACGCCCTGACGCTCAGCGACTACACCAGCAGCGCCATCGACTTCGAGATGCAGACCAGTGCCATGAACGGACGGTCCCTGAACCCGGCCTACATCAGTTTGCAGAAAACATGGAAGACGCTGCGCTTGTTCTTGCTACCGCGGGGGCACTGGGAGTACGCGGTGACGTGGTGGACCGACGAGGACATCGTGTCCGGCACGACAACTCGCCAGCAAAACATGTACACGGTACCGATGTACGTGATCGACAAGGACTTGAAACTCGACATCGAGCCCTCGAACTTGCTGCGCACCGGGGGAGAACTGATGGTGGCCGAAATCCCTCTGGACAAGCGTGGGCGCAGCCTGACGGTCAGCATCACCCAGAGCACGCTGGATGAGGACTTTTTGATACAAGGCATGGAAATCGAGGGCACTGTAAACGGATACGAGGCTGAAAGCTAATGAGTGGATTTATCAACCTTCCCACCTTTGTTGCCAAGCAAGGGCTAACTGCCGCGCAGCTCAATGCCCTGACGGCGGCACTGAACGGATACTCCGCGCAAACCGCGGACATTGCGTGGCCCTTGCTGGTCGGGGGCAATATCGACTTCACCGGCACGTCGTACACAATCGACGGCCTGAAGTCCTTCTGGAATATCATCAATGCCGGCGAATACAGCGGCTCTACCCAGTTGCAGGATGCAATAGACGCTGCGGTTGATGCAGGCGGTGGCCTGGTGCTGCTGCCCCCCGACACAACGATCACGACCACCGGCGTCACCATCGACTCCGACAAGGTTGTCATCATGGGCTGCGGGCCATCCAGCATCGTGCAGTTGTCCAGCGGCAACGGGCCGATCTTCGCATGCGGCACCAGCCAGTACGACGATCTGGCCTTCATCAACTTCGCAATTGACGGCAACTCCACAGGGTCCGGGGTGAACGCTATCAAGTTGCAGCGCAACACGCGCGTCACCATCGCGGACATGTACATCTACAACGTGGTCGGAAATGCCATCGCCATCACGCATGACGGCACACCCAGCAACAGTTCGTCCAATGTCCGCATCCAGAACACCCGCGTATCGGGCGGCTCCGGCGGCGCGCATCTCTCAGTTGCGGACGTCCAGAACCTCTCCATCACGAATTTCGAGTCGATCAGTGCCGGGGCCGGAGCCATCCTGATGGAGCCTGCCACAGCAGCCGCGTACCTGCAGGACATCACGATCAACGGCGCCATGATTGATTCTCCGACCGGCAAGGGCATCTCGATCCTGGGCGCATCGGCAACCGCGAACGCACTCTGGTCCCGCATCTCAGTGGACAACTGCACCGTCATCGGCGCAACCGGGGATTCCTTCGAGTTGGGCGCCGCTAGCAAGCTGCTCAAGGATGTGCTGTCCAGTGGCTGCAAGGCTATCAGCGCCGGCGCGGACGGGATGAATGTCGCGGCCAGCGGCGGTATGATCGACACCTTCTACTGCCCGACACCGGCTTCTGCCGCCAATGGACTGGATACTACTGGCAGTGACAATGTTGTGATCGGCACAACGAATATCTTCGGGGCAGCGGGCGGGGGCGCAAATTACGTGGCCGACGTCGCCCAGCGCGGACGAATTGCCAACATTGACACAGCATCCCATTCGACGACAGCAACTGGCACCTTGTCTGGATTTTCCGTGACTGTGCCGAAGAATACGGTGCGGGTTGGGGACATGCTGCGAATTACCCTTCACTGGCAGTGGGACGTAGCGTCCGGCACACTGGCTGCGCACCCTGAATTGGAAGGCGTTGCGATGACGGGTATTGGCGTGACGGCGACAGGGGGCGGCACCGCGTACTACTACATCTTCCCGGCCGCTACTAGCGGTGCAAACAACACCGAAGTCAACCATATGCTGCATAGTACGACCGCCGGTGCCAATGGCAGTGGTAATGCGAGTCCGCTACTTACTGTTGATTGGGAGCAGGATGTGGAGATTACCATCGACGTTACGGATACAGATTCAGCCGCAAACACAATTGAAGTACAAGGGGTCATTGTTGACCTAATTGGAGGCGTATAATGGGACTGTTTAGCGGCAAGACGACAACTCAAACCAGCACCACCACGTTGCCGGGCCGTGAGGGGGCGGAATCCAGTTTGCTGCAATTGCTGCAGCGACTGGCCTCGCAAAGTGCGGGCCAACTCGGCAACCTTGGCGCCCTGGCTGGCGGACAGGTAGGCGGCCCTTCTGGCGCGGATCAGGAACTCATCCAGCAATCCATCATGCGGGCCGCGCAGATGGCGCAGAGCCAACTCGGCATGCAGGGCAACCTGCTGGGTGCGCAGGGCCGGGAGCAACTCAGCAGCCGCGGTGTCAGCGGGTCCAGCAGCGAAGTGCTGCAGACTCTCCTGAACCAACTCGGCACGCAGCAGGGCATCAACCAGTCGATACTGGGCGCCCAGCAACAGGGCGGCGAGGCGCTGATGCAACTACCCTTCCAGCGTGCGCAGGTGCAGCTGAGTGCCAACCAGCAACTGTTCAGTAACATCCTGAATGCCGGCGGCGGTGCGCTCAACGTGTTGTCCGCGGAACGCATGGCGCAGCCGACGACAACGAACACCACGAAGTCCTCGGGCTTTGGGTTGAGCGATCTGGTGCAACTCGGCCAACTAGCTACAAGCTTTTCGTTGCCGGGGCTCTTGAATGGCGGCCCGCAATTGTCCGGTACTGAGCAAATGTCTGGCATGAAGGCAACAAATAGCATAATGGGCATGGCCGGCGGCCTGCCGATGATAGGACTGTAATGCCGCAAAACCTAAGCGATTTGGGTGTAACGACTCCTTCGATGAGTAATGCAACAGGCAGTCTGCAGGGCGGCATGAGTCTCCAGGACTTGCTGGCCAGCGCACTGCCGGCGCAGCAGCAGGCGAACACCGCTGCCGGGCAAATCCAGCAGGTGCAGGGAATGCAGACGCCGGGGTTGCTGCAGCAATTGCTGTCGCCCGCGGGACTGGCTCTGGCCCTCGGCACACTTGGCGTGGGAGCCGGCGGTGGGGGCGCGGAAGGTGCCGCGGCCTTCGGGCTTGGTGGCTTGCAAGGCTTGCAGGCAAAGCAGGCGGCCGCGGAGCAGACGAAAGCTTCAGCCATCGAGAAGCTCCAGAAAGAACGCGACGACGCCCTGGACCGGGTGGACAAGGTGCATGAGCGCGTTGCCAACATCTTCAACACGAACCCCGAAGCCTTCCAGGGGCCAGATGGTTCGCAGCCGGACCCCGCCGTGCTGGGCTGGTTTGCGACCGGCTCCACAGCCTTGCCGCTCTTCACCAGCACGCGCCGCGCCCTCAACCAGCGCGACGAGAACTGGAAGACGACCACCAAGTTTCTGGTGGACCACATCGAGAACGCCCCGGATGTCGAAAGTGCGCGCGTGATGATTGGCGGGCTGATGAAGCAACTGGGCGTGCGGGACCTCGACACGGACACACTCAACGCCTACTCACGGGCCGTGGCCGCGAACAACGAGTGGGACGTCTGGAAATCCTACCGGGACACCTTTGGCATCAGTGCCCGGGATGCCCACCTGTACGCGCTTGAGAACAAGGACGCTGATGGCAACGCTCTCAGCCCCTTCGACCCGGAAGTCATGCGCCATCTGCAAGCACCCCAGAAAACCGCCGGCGACACGGAAACCGCACAGCGCATGCAGGTCATGGACTACGTGACGCAGTGGGAGTTGGACCCCGAGAATGCGGACGAAGTGCTGCGCATCCGCACCGAGACCAAGGGGGATTCCCGGGCCTCGACGCGAGCCATCATCACGGCCGCCATCGATTCCGGCAACCAGTACGGGGCTGTCAGCGGGGAAGCCCTCAAGAAGTCCCTCGGGGTGCAGGATATGTCCGAGTTCGAGGCGCTGTACCGCGTACGGCAAAACGTTGTGCAGCGGGATGATGCGATTACCCTGCAAATGGAGAAGCGCGACGCGGAGAAGATGGGCATCACGGTAGAGGAGCTGCGGGCGAACCAGAACAAGACGGCGCTGGATGAGTACAACGCCATCAAGCAGCAGGCCAAGGACAGCGATGCAACATGGACTTTGCAGCAAATCGATGCACTGTCCAGCACGTTCGCGGCGCAGGTGCCTGGGTACGTGGCCGCCAACTATCGCAACCTGGCCTCAAAAGCGATTGCGGCAGCGAAGGCGAAAGTGCCGGTGAGCCCGGATGGCACGCTGGATCGCGCCAAGCTGGATCAGGCGATCCGGGACGAAATGATCCGCGCCCTTGACGAGCTGCGGGCTGATGCCGCGAAGCGAGGCAAGTAATGGGTCAGTACGACCTCAGTGAATTCACATGGTCCGGGAAGCCGACGACCCCGAGCAAGACGCCCGTGGACACGTTCCTCACAACGCCTGCGTATGACGAGTTGCAGGCCAACACAATGCGGACGCTGCGGGAGCAGGGCTACGACGATATGACCATCCAGAACGTGGTGACGCCGGGCGGCCTGAATGCGCCGGACAGCACCCTCGACGTCAGCGCGCTCTACGACGTCCTGCGGCCCGGCTTTGAAGCATCCGGGGCTGCTGCCTACGAAACGCTACAGCAACTGGAGTCCATGCAGAAGGACGGCATGACCTTCGACCCGCAGGAAACCTCCATGTTGCGCAACTTCCTGCTCAAGTTCGCAAACGAGGCCGGCCCGGAAGCTATCGAGGGCATGTCCGGCATGCGGGACTGGAAGCGCGACCTCTACCACGACATCTCTGCTTCGACGGCCGGCAAACTCGCTACGAAGGGGGCAGGTGAAGTTGGATTCGGGCTCGCATCCCTGGACTTCTTCGCCTTCCTGAACAAGGCCCAGAAACTGCTGTTCGTCCCCAAGGAGCAGCGGGCCGAACTTGAGGCCAGAGTGTTGCCGACCCTGACGCTGGAAGACCATGAGGGTAAAGCCCGGCAGTTCACGACCGGCACAACGGCTGCATGGTGGACATTCGGCCAGCGCCTCAAGGGCATGGGAATGATCGGCCTTAGCAAGCTCACCATGAATACGCCCTTGCCGGACTGGGACAAGTACGAAGCCGGCTCCGAAATCCTGCAGGCAGCGAACCAAAACGTCCTGCATCTGCCGGGCCTGCTGGGTGAGAACCTGCAATGGCAGGAAGTGGTGGAGCGCCAGATTGACTACCGCAATCCCGGCATGGTGGACAGCATCTACAAGACACTCGATGATGCCGGTGATTTCGGGCAGGCATCGATGGCCATGATTTCGATGGGGTCGGCTGGCGCGGAAGTCTTTGGGGACCTGTTGTTCGGGGCCAGTGAAGTGCCGGCGATGCTGACGAAGGCCGGGGCGCCATTGTCCCGCGTGCTGAATGCCGAGACAGCGTTGCGGACATCGTTGCGTGTGTCCCGGCGCACTGGTCGGTACGAAGATGCTCTCCAGGCAAGCGCGGAGGCAGAGAATTACCTGAAGCGCATGACCGCTATCGGTGACAAGCAGATTGCCCAAACCGGCACGCGCACCGAGGAACAGTCCCGCCGTATATTGGCCGCCCAGAAGCAGGTCACGAACGAGAAGATGTGGCTGGATACATTCCAGGACCCCGGCGCCACGCAACCCGTGCGCTTCCGGCGTTCATCTCGCCGCAAAGCCGAGTTCATTCCGGAGGGCGACGATGCCGAGATTCTGAAGCAACTTTCCGACGACCCGGTTGCTGTTGAAGAACTGAAGGCAACCCGCCGCAAGGAACTGGAAGCCGACGTCGAGTTCTCGCCCATCATGGTGGATGAGGCCGACGCTGCAGCCCGTCAATTGCTGGGGCCTACCGACTCGGAGCAAGCTGGGGATGGCCTCGCGCACATGATCCGAACGGGCGGCATCGGGCTGGATGACGCTGTGATGTCCCCGCAGTCCGCGCACTACCGTATCCATCCAGATGTGAACCTGGACCTTCTGCACCACGACATCCGCGCGCATGCTGTGCGGGGCGTTGCCGCGGAAATCGGCATCACCGGCAAGAACCTCGGAGCCGCCCGCAGCCGCGGAGACAAGCCGGCGATTGCTCTTCTGGAGCGCAAGCTGGACAACCTCAAGGCGACGATGAAGAAGCTGCCGGACCAGGAATTCGCGCCGTACACGGACAACATCCTGCCGGCCCAGCAAGTGCCGGAAACCTCCACGCCGGAAGGCTTCACGCGCTGGATGGATACGTTCAAGGACCAGTTGTCCGAGACCCTCTATCCCGGCAGCTTCATGCTGAATCAGGTATGGGACACAGGAGTTGGCCAGGTGTTTGCGCGGGCCAAGGAAGTGCTGCGGTTCTTCGATGTGTACGACCCGAAGACCTCTGAAATGTTGCGCGGTTCGTACCTGCGCATGGAGCGCGACACCAAAGCGTTCAACTCCATCAGTTACGATGTGCTGAATCGTGCCGGCATCTTGAAGCAGCGGTCCAAGTGGAATCCGAAGGTGCATTTCAAGCCGCACACGATTGATGATACACGGTCTACCCAGTTGTACGACCTGCTCAACACCAAGATGTCCGACCCTGCATGGGGGCAACTGGCCTCCAAAGCGGACAAGGAATTGCTGCGTGCCCATGATGAAATCCGCACGCTGATGGACCATGCCGCTAAGCTGCAGGGCCTGTCCGAGGACACCGGCTATCTGGAAGGCTACATCCGCCACATAGTCACCAAGGACATGTTCAGTGGTGGTGCGCGCCCGTGGGAAGGCATCGGCATGCCGGCAAAAGCAGAAGTGTTCGTAGGGCACCTGCTGGAGCGTAAGGGCGCACAGACAGAAAAGGACCTGGTGCTGGCTCTCGACATGTACGGGCGCTTCATGTACCGGAAAATCTACTTGGAGCCGGCGTTCGAAAGTGTGCTGGCTGCTGGTGAGCGCCTCAGTGCCACGACCGGCAAGGCGATGTTCGCCGGGTTCGCGCAGGATACCGTGAACCACCTGAAGGGTAAGCCGTCGTTTGTTGGGGCCAAGATGGACGAGTTCCTGGCGGATCGTGGGCCTGCCAGTGCCGCAATGGGTGCAATTGCCGGCGGAGCCGTAGGCGGCGCGATGGGCGGAGCGCCTGGTGCTGCGGTCGGTGCCGCGGTCGGGGGCGCGCTCGGCAAGGGTGCCGCGATGGCGCGCAAGGCATGGTCCCCCACCCAGATTGATCGCGCCCTCACCGGGCTGTCCGGCATGATCTGGGCCGGCACACTCGCTGGCAACCCGCGCTATACGCTGATGCAGATGGCCTCTGCGGTTGCCACGACCAGTTCGCGGTATGGGCTGTTCCGCACATCCAAGGCGCTGTGGCAGATGGCTACGCCGGAGGGCCAAGCGATGGCCAAGCAAATCGGTGTGTACCAGAGCTTCGTGGACATCCTTGAATCACCAGCCATGAAGCAGTTCAGTGGGATGATGACCAAGATGCCTTCCATCACGCCGATAGGCCTGGTAGGTCCCAGCACGGCGAAGACGGAATTCATGGTGCGCGGCATGTCGGCGCTTGCTGCGATGGATATGTACCTGACCAAAGCCGGCTTTGCCACGTTCGAGGAAGCTGTGGCAGCCGGGTTTGGAAAGCGCATCCTGTTCGAGTCCCTGCGCGGTGCCGAGGAAACGAACCACATGTACGGGGCACTTGGGCGTTCGCCAGTGCTGTCGTCCTTCCTGCCAAAGGGCGCAGTGGTGAGCGGCACGCAGTTCCTGAGCTTCATCCCCAAGCAGACCGAGGAATTGCTTTCCCAGTTCCACCGCAACCCCGGTGCTCTGGCGCAGTACCTGATGCTGTCCGGGTGGATGTCGCGGGTTGCTGCGCAGGAGTACGGCATCGACTTGACGTCGTACACTGGCCTTGGGTACTTGCCGGAACGCGGGGATGACCTGACGTCGCCCGGCATCGACGCCATGATGAGTTTCTACGGCATGCTGTCCGCCATGAACTCGCATGATCCGGAGGCCGCTACGGCCGCACATGCTAAATTCCTGGAGACGATGGACAACATGGTGCCGCTGATGGTGGCGTGGGAGACGGCCGGCAAGAGCTGGAATGCGCTCCGGGAAGGTGAGCAGCGCGACACGCGGGGTGCCCTCGAACGGCCCCTGGACTTCCGTGAATCCATCAGCCTGCCGCTGCAGCAGGGAGATTTCCAACAGGCTCTGCAAAACCTGCCGGGAGCCGTGCGGCCCGAGGGATTGCCGGGCAGCATGGGCGGCGAGTTGCTGCCGACGATGTTCGGGCAGCGCAGCATCCGGGACGAACTGCACCGCCGCGGCAAGAGCGCCATCATGGCCCAGCAGCGTGCGCGGGTGTTCCAGTTGGAGGAAGCCCTGAAGGGCATGACGGACGCCTACATCGAGGGGGACGTCGATAAGATCATGGAAGCCCGGGACCACTTCAACGAACTGGTGATCCGCGACGACCTGCGCATCGGGTCCTCGGACCCCAAGGAAGTTGCCCGGGAAGCCTATGCCATCAGTTGGGATTTGCGCTACCGCAAGCGCAACAGCAAATACGAGGACCTAATTGTCGAGGAAATGGATCGCGTCGGCATTCAGACGCCTTAAGGGGGAGCATTGAACGGGATGACAGATTTCGAGAAGCTGCTGGACAAGCGGCTCAGCAACATTGAAACCCAGGTCACGCAACTGCGCATCGAACTGGCCGTCCACAAAGTGAAGGCCGGCTTACTGGGCGCCATAGCGGGTGCGCTTGTTGCCCTCGCGGCCAAGGTGCCGGTGGTGCTGGCCTGGATCGGGGGCAAGTGATGGCGTTGAAACTGAAGCCCAGTGTGTACGTGGCCGGCCTACAGCCCGAAGCCTTGCTGGCCATCATGGTCGCGCGGGATGTCTTCGGGGCGCATGGCTACGACTGCATCCTAACCAGTGGGCTCGACGGGAAGCATGGTGGGGGCGCGAAACCCTCCCTGCACTATAGCGGCCAGGCGGTGGATTTCCGCGTCCGGCACATGCCGCCGGAACTGGCGCCCGTGGTGCGGGCCGAAATGAAGGAAGCCCTTGGGCCAGACTACGACATCGTGGTCGAAGCGGCCGGCACACCAAATCAGCACCTGCACTGCGAGTTTGATCCGAAGGGGGATCGTCGTGGCGACCTATAAGCCCAAGACCCTTGCCGGCACGTACACTACCATCACGCCGGACAAAGCCAAGCTGGTTGTGGTGACGTGGCGCGATATCCGGGAAGTCTCGAACTGGGACGGCACTGACGAGATACGCCCATGCCGCAGCCTCTGGACGTGCGGCTGGCAACTCTACCGCGGCAAGGACCCCGAGGACCCCACGATGCGGGTGCTGGTGATCGCCAAAACCTACGACTGGGAAGAGAAGAAGTGGGCCGACTTCACGGTGTTCCCGGAAACCGTCGTGCGGGAAATCGAGGCTATCTGATGGTCGGCATGCTGGGCTACCGGAAACTGTTCGTCGTTGTCTTCATCGGCACGATTGCTGCTACTGTCCAGCTAACCCCAGAGCAGGCGGACGTCCTGAAGACGCTGGCCGGCGTATACCTGGGCAGCAATGCCCTTGTCCACGGAGCGCAAATACTACGTGAAAAAGTCTCTGCAAATAAAGACCTTAGCGGCACTGGCATTCGTCGGGTCGTCGCTGTTACTGATCCTGAACAAGTTGATAGGCCCCAAGCCGAAGACGCCTTCGCTTGAGGGCGAACTGGAGGCAAACCGCAATGCCGGCACTGCAAAACGCACGGCCATCCGGGCTGAAGCTGAAAGTCGCCGCGATCTGGCTCGCATGCATGATGACGCTCAGTGTGGCGCTGGGGACGATGTGCGCGCCGCCCTACTCGACCGCATCCGGCGCCCCCGCGGATAGCACAACGGTATGTTTCACATACGCTCAGGCCGATTCCCTCTTGCGCCTCATCGACGGCCAGCAGCACAGCCTCACCATGCTGCAGATTGACCTGTGGGAAGCACAGCAACTTGCCCTCGCGGACAGCATGTTTGCCGCGGAACGGGCACGGATTATGCAACGACATTACCAGGCGCTGCTGGACCGGCAATCGAACTGGTTCGAGCGGGCCATGAAGCACCCGATGGTGTGGTTTGTGCTGGGAACGTATCTGGGGGTGCGGGCAAGCGAACTACCTTAACCGGCTTGTACGGCCAGGAAGGGAGTGGTCATCATGAAGCAAATCTCATTAATAGATTTGCTTTGGCTAAAGGTGGCTTCGTAGGCGATAGCCGGCCACTAGGCTAACAGCGAAGATCGTCGTCTTGGCGGGTAAGATCGTCAGGGCGACGACCTTTTTTGTTTAGGGCTTGAATCTGCACTGCAATATCGTTGCGCGCAACACGATTAACCTGTACAGGCCCGCAATTGCGCGATCCAATCAAATTCGCTAGTTGAATAGCTAGGCCGGCGCGAACCGCTTTAGTGGTCAGATGTGGTTGCAGTACAGTGAGTATAGCCAGAATATCATCGCGTTTATGGCAGCGCCATTCGTAGTAGGGTGCCCAATGGTCTGGGTAGTTTTTCGGCATCTTGTCATAGATGCGCCCGCGATTGCCCACTAGTCGAAAGATTCGAGTAATCATCTCGCGGTCTGTATTGCTAACCCCGAGATATGCCCCGTATGATTTCCCGCTACGGTAAACACCGACCCACCCTTCGCCATCGAAGATGCCGGCCAACCAACCAATCTCATATGCATCTGTTGTCATATTGTTCGGGTGCCCGCGGCAAGAGTTGAACTTGCAACCGCCGCACAGATGCGGCGCTCTCCCAATTGAGCTACGCGGGCTTATCCTTACCGCAACCGGCCATCTTTCCATGGGGTCGGCCCCTCAGCCATCGGCACATCTACCTCGTCCGCCTCGTAGTACCCCAGGTCCATGTACACAGTGTCCCGCGGGGCCGGTGCGGCGCGCAGGGAATCAATGGTGGCGTGCAGGGACTGTATTTCCTGATGGATAATGCACGCACTACTTCCAACGCTTATTCCCAAGGCCGCGAAGAATAGAATGATGCGATCTCGCATTACTTCACCTCGATGCTAACACCCTTGGGCCAGTACAAATAGATGTCCGTGACGTGGAACACCGACACCACGACTGGCTGCCCATCGCGGTCCGGGATCGTCATGGACAGCGTGTTGTAGACATTGTGCAGCACGTTGTCACCGAGGGACAGGCCCAGCACTTCACTGGGATTGCCGTCCTTGTCTGGCAACTTCGCACCTTCCCCGAACGCCACCACACGACCGCGCTTGGGCTTCGTGGCGTACTGCTCGGGAATCACAAGGCCGCCCGCTGTCATCAAATCGGCTTCCTCCGGCACCACCGCGATGCGGCGGCCCAGCAGCTTCACGTTGTTGGCTTCAACCCAGGCCGCGAACTCAAGTAGTTTCTCGCGTGTCATCGTTGCCTCCAATCTTCAAGTGCGTGAAATCGATATGCGTCGCGTCCTTGCGCCACGCGGACAGGCTGTGCGCCCACGCATCCGCCACCGTGTACAGGCTGTCCGAGGCCGCGGGCGGGCAGGCCAGCACCGGCATCCGCGCCGCGATCTCCGGCTTGCTGGCGCCCCCACGTCCGCCACCAAGCTTCTTACTGGTGGTGGGCGACACTTCCGTCAGCCACAGAGCCCGCACCATGCCGGTCACGCAGAAGTACAGCCATTCCTCGATGGCGTGGACCAGCCGCCACTGCAACTCAAAGCTGTGGGGGTTCGCGTTGTAGATGGGGGTTTCCAGCGCGACGTCCAGGTCCCGGATATGGTACGCGGAAATCCATTCTTCGAGCTGGCTGCCCACCTGGTCCACCAGCGCAACGGTGCGCGGGAAAGCATGCTCACCGGGACCGCGAGCGAGCAAGGCGTACTCCACCACTGCGTCATCGCCATGCCGCCGCAGCACCATGCCAGTTTCCCCAAAGCCGGGGTCGATCCCTATTGCCCATTTCACAATGTAATTTCCTTTAGCGTATTGCACCCAAAATCTGCACGAAACCGCACACTGCATCGCTGCTCGCTGAATCGCTGCAAGATTGTGTGGACCCGGATCATATGGTTGTTGCGCTCCTCATCTGTGCAGGAAATACCAATGATACTGTCCGCATGCTTAATCACATCCCAGCATTCCGACACATAGGTCTCTTTCGTGACATCCGCTTGCGAGCCTTCGCGGTTCACTTGCCAGGCCGTCACCACCGGCACGCCCAGCATCTTCGCCGTGCCGCGCATGTCCTTCCCCAACTTACTGTACAGGTGCCGCTGCTCCTTGCGGGAAAACGATTTCGTCTGGTCCGGGATCATCAACTCCAGGTAGTCCACTATCACCAAGTTCGGCTGGTACCGCCGCACCAGTGGGATCAGCTCCGATGGCGAATGTTCCTCGTACTGCCAGTCAACGATGTGGACGGCACCGCCGGCGCCGGCGATCGACTTGCGCGCGGACTCCACCACCTGCGGATTCAGGCACATCGTCTCGTAGTCCAGCCCGGTGAGGCCGGCATCGTACCGCGCCCGTGCCATTTCCTTGCCGACCTCCAGCGTGACGTGCAGCACCGTGCGGCCCGCCCGCGCATTGCTGAGGCCGCACAGCGCCAGGAGGGAAGTCTTGCCCTTCTTCGGGCCGGCCAGGAACACGCACAGTTCGCCCGCTGCTGGCCCACCTGCCATCGCAGCATCGAGCCGCGGGGACAGACCCAGGGGGCAGCGATTGGGGCGATCCTGGGTGACGTCAGGCAGCCCTGAGTGCAACCAGTCCAGCACCTGCGATTCCGAGCGGCCGGCGTACACTTCGGTGGCACGCTCCAGCAATTCCCGCGCTCGCCCCGGGTTGAAGCGCTCCGGGTCCGTGTGGGTCGCGGCAATGTCCTGTGCGGCCTTGAAGGCCAATTGCCGGGCCGTGAACTGGCGCACCGAATGCTGCATGATGCTGCGGTCCATCGGGGAGGCCGCGTGCATTGCATCCAGCACGCCCCGGAGGCCCGCCAGCTTTTCGTCGCGCGCCACGGACTCGATGTAGGCGGACAGGTCGGCCGGCGTGTAGTCCGCGTCCGTCACCTTGTGCAGGTCCGCCATGTAGCCGTAGAGAATCTGCAGGTCCGTCTTGGGCCATGCAACGGCCATGATGGCCGCATTGTAGTACGCCCAGTCTTCCTTTGTGCAGAGCGCGCGGAACAATCCAGCGTCACGTGGGCTAATCATCAAATGCCTCAAACAAGTCTAGTATCTCATCATATATTTCATTTCCGGCATGGTAGGACTCGGCACGCAACCAAGTTTTCCAGTCTGAGATCAACTGCTTAACATCCTTGGCCTTGCACCATTCACCATGATAGCATCTTGCATACTCTAAGTGAACATCAATTGAATCATATGGGTCTTCAACCCAAATGTTGTACCGATCCATTATTCCCCCCGTATCTCCTTCAGCAAATCATCCTGGAAAAGGTTGACGTATACGGACAGCTCGATCTCGTCCTTCGTGCTGTAGTACCAGCGCCACGACCCCTCGCGCTTGTGCAGCACGACGAATTCCTCCGCGTCGCGCAACAGGTTGATGGCGGTGTCGTGGGCTTCAAGGTCCCGGAACAGGGCGTTCATCGCCGCCTCGATGCGGATGTCCTTGCTCATTCCGACCTCTTTTCTAGGTCACATGACCTATGGTAACGGTCATCCTTTTCGGGGCATGTCTGGGCATACTCCAACAAAAATCCTAGGTCACATGCTGCATGAGCAAGATGCGGTTTCCCGGATTCGGGGTCCAGGTCCTCGCCTCGGATGAATGCCCACACATGCCGCAGCGTGGAATTCAACAGCTTCATCCACGACATACCCTTTCGCCAGTTATCCATATCATACAGCATGTGACC